TAGTTAGTCCTGTAAATTGTAATGAAGTTGCATTTGCACCTGCTGGTTGAGAAGTATTTGCAGGATTAGAAGTTGTAGGACTAGAAGTTACAGTATAACCAGTAATTGCTGTTCCATTATTGGTAGGAGCTATCCAAGATACTGAAGCAGTTGTATCACCGGCAGTAGCAGTTCCTATTGTTGGTGCACCAGGGACTACGTTAGGTGTAACAGAAGCAGAAGATGCAGAAGGTGAACCAGTACCTTTCAAATTAGTAGCAGTTACTGTAAATGTATACGAAGTTCCATTAGTTAGCCCAGTAAATTGTAATGAAGTTGCATTTGCATCTGCTGGTTGAGAAGTATTTGCAGAATTAGAAGTTGTAGGACTAGAAGTTACAGTATAACCAGTAATTGCTGTTCCACCATTCGGATTAGGAGCTATCCAAGATACTGAAGCAGTTGTATCACCGGCAGTAGCAGTTCCTATTGTTGGTGCACCAGGGACTACGTTAGGTATAACAGAATTTGAAGAGTTAGAAGGGTCACTAGTAAGATTATTTGCATTAGTAGCAGTCACTGTAAATGTATACGAAGTTCCATTAGTTAGTCCTGTAACAATTGCTCTTAAGTTTCCATCTCCTAAATTCCATTTAGCTGTTTTGTTTTCAGGACTAGAAGTTACTGTATATTCAGTAATGGTCGAACCACCAGTATTGGCAGGGGCCGTCCAAGATACTGTAGCAGTTGTATCACCGGTAGTAGCAGATACAGATGTTGGTGCACCAGGGGCTCCAATAGGTGTAACAGAAGCAGAAGATGCAGAAGGTGAACCAGTACCTTTCAAATTAGTAGCAGTCACTGTAAATGTATACGAAGTTCCATTAGTTAGCCCAATAAATTGTAATGAAGTTGCATTTGCATCTGCTGGTTGAGAAGTATTTGCAGAATTAGAAGTTGTAGGACTAGAAGTTACAGTATAACCAGTAATTGCTGTTCCACCATTCGGATTAGGAGCTATCCAAGATACTGTAGCAGTTGTATCACCGGCAGTAGCAGTTCCTATTGTTGGTGCATCAGGGACTACATTAGGTGTAACAGAAGCAGAAGATGCAGAAGGTGAACTAGTACCTTTCAAATTAGTAGCAGTTACTGTAAATGTATAAGTAGTTCCATTAGTTAGTCCTGTAAATGTATGAGGAGATGTACCTGATTGAGAAGTTGTAGCAGGATTAGAAGATATATCATATTTAATAATTGCGGTTCCATTATTAGTAGGAGCTGTCCAAGTTACTGTAGCAGTTGTATCACCGGCAGTAGCAGTTCCTATTGTTGGTGCATCAGGGACTACATTAGGTGTAACAGAAGCAGAAGATGCAGAAGGTGAACCAGTACCATTTGCATTTCTAGCAGTCACTGTAAATGTATAATCAGTTCCATTAGTTAGTCCTGGGAATGTATAAGGAGATGAACCTGTTTCAGGAGTTGTAGCAGGATTAGAAGATATATCATAATTAATAATTGCTGTCCCATTATCGGAAGGGGTGACCCAAGATACTATAGCAGATCTATCACGGGCCTCAGCAGATACGGATGTTGGTGTACCAGGCTTTCCTGAAGGTGTTACAGAAGTTGAAGAAGCACCTGGGCCTACTATAGTACCATATTTAGCATTTACTGTAAATGTATAAGCAGTTCCATTAGTTAGATCTCTAAACGTTGCTGTCAACGGTCCAGTAGTCCATGTAATAATCGGACCAGAACTATAAGTTACAGTATATCCTGTGATTTTATTGTATATATCTATTGGTGCTGTCCAGACTACTGTAGCAGAAGAATCATATGCCGTAGCAGTAATTGTCGGTGGCTGAATATAATATGGTGAATTAGAATCTGTTAATGTTGTATCTGTATTAGAAGGATTAAAAAAGTTAGTGTATGATGTTACATTTGAGACATTCCATTGAGAAAGATTTGTTTTAAAATTTCCTGTGGCATATGATGCATTAGTTCTATAAAACATATTATCAATTCTTTTAACACTCCTTGTATCCCATTGTTCGATACCATTAGCATCATATTGACCGGCTTCTTCAAACATATTATGCATATCCGTTACTCCTGACACATCCCATTGAGAAAGTGATAGAGTATATGATGTAGGATTAAAATTTTTTGCTTGTAAAAACATACCAAACATAGATTTTACTTTAGATGTATTCCAACTATTAATACCTACACCTGAGAATCCACCACTTGTTGTACCAGAATAGGCAAACATTTCAGACATATCTGTAACATTTGATGTATTCCAGCCAGTAAAATCAATATCAATAGGGCAATTGTTAAACATATACGATGTATTTGTTACATTAGCCGGTAAATCAGGCACAGATACCAGATTTATACAATCATAAAATGCACGAGTTAGATTAGTCAAAGTATAAGCCCCCCATGATAATACAGCAGTCAATCTATGTTCTGTATCCCAGGGACCAACCGTAGTACTAAACTCTGTTATTTTCCCATAGATTTTTACTGATGTTATGCCAGAATTAATTGTTGGAATAGCAGGGGCAGTATATGGTAATTGTATACCATCACCAAAATCTACTTTTATTGTACCTATCCATTGTAAAGGTAGCGGAGTCGCATAACTGCCAGTATCAAATACTAATTCCATATAACAAAATGGAGAATATGGATCAGATATTGTTATATCTATATTATTATTAGAACTAAAAAAGTTAGTCTTTTCTATTACATTTGAAATATTCCAATTAGTCAAATCAATGTTAGAAAGATTATTAGTATAAATTCTTGCATGTCTAAACATAGTTGTCATTCGAATACAGGCAGAAGGATTCCATGTATTCAATCCTTGGCCAGTAAAAGAAGAATTTTCAAACATACCCTCCATAGATATTACATTAGACACATTCCATCCTGATACATTACCATTAAATGAAGAATTATAAAATAACCAGGTCATATCAGTAACACCAGATGGTGGAGTAGCTACTGATGTTAGTAATTTAGACTCTCCAAATACATAATTTAAATTAGTTATCGATGGAATCCAAGATAATACTGACACAAGATTCTCAACACCTTGCCATGCGATATCTAGATTGCCAAAAGTAGTTACAGATCCAGTAATATTAAGTGTATATAATCCTGAAATATCATAAGTATGACTTACTGGGCTATTTCGTGGTGGACCATTTGAAAAAGTATTACCTGATCCGTCACCCCACAGTACTATAACTGGCGTTGAAAATTCAAGAGGTAAAGTTATAGATGTTGGTTCTTTAAAACGCATTTGCAATGACATTGTAGATGGTCTATATACAGATTCTGGAATACCATTAAAACCCATCATAGACATATTAGGAGAACCCATAAACATATTTACTGCAGTCAATACGGATCCAACATTCCATGTTGATAAGTCCTGTACAAAAGAAGAAGCACCGGCAAACATATACGACATATCATTAACTGGAGGAACAGTATTAGGCACCGATGTTAGATTAAATGCTCCTGAAAAGGCACCTGCAAGACTTGTTAATGAACGAGGCCAAGCTGTAACCGTAGTCAATAAATTAGAACCGGTCCAGCCACTTGTAAAAGGAGGTCCAAATTCCGTTATTGTACCAGTTACAAGAACAGTATATGTACCAAAAGAAGCATATGTATGCGATCCAGAAGAATCTGTAGTGCCATCTCCCCAGTTTACAGTGATAGAACCTGTATATGTTATAGGCAAGACAACCCTATTTGTTGTAAGTGCTCTGGGCGCGATACGAGGATTCAGACCACTTCGGAAGATTAAACCTAATCTACCCAAAGGTGCAGGTCCATATAAAGCACCGGTGTCATTTGGACAACATTTTTGATATACTTCATTTTTAAAAACATTTTCTTGGGTACCTATGCGTGTATCTAAGACTGTTCCACCAGATGGTGCAAACGTTATTTTTTGATTATCAAATCCATTAGCGATCACTTTGGATCGTTTATACTTAAGCCATGTTGATGCATCCATCTATCCTATTTACACAAAAACCCAATGGTAGAAACACAGGCACACAGAAATGTTCCCCATGCCATGTCAGTGATAGCAAATGATAACGGATACTTTGCTAGAGTAGCATAGTTTGTTAAGTCATAGACTCCATACATAGCGAGGCCTAACATAGATCCACGGGCCACTGCTTCTTCTATTGTCTTGGCATCGTGAGTGAAAAACCAGACTGAACCAAGTATTAGAATATAGACTAGACCAGCAGGAACAGGTCTGATAACAAGAGGCTGACCCTGAAGCTTAGCAAATATTGACATAGTATCGACCATTTGAGAAGTTAACCAAATAGCATCAAGAACTATAAGTGTTAGGGCCATTAGGGCAAGTTGTATCATCTTTCTATTAGAAAGATGTTATAATATTAGACATGGCTAATACAGATAGATCATATTCAACTAGATGTAATACATTAAGGGGAAAAATTATTTATAATTTTCATCTTGATAATCCAACAAAACGGATAGCAGGAACTAAAGGTGTACCATCATCAACTCTAACACAAACAAAGATGTTTGATAATTCAATTAAAGATAACCCGGGTAATCTAGTTATAAATGGAGACTTTATGGATGGTTCTACTAATACTCTGTACGTTATACCCCCAGGATGGGAGTTAATCGATGGTGACGGGAATAACCTGATCCTTGACTCGTATATGTTTAATAGCTCTCCATCAACACACATATTAAGTCTAGGAAATATATATCATAAATCGTATTTAAAACAGACTATTCCAACTATAACAGGAGTAGCATATACCTTATCCTATTGGTTATTTGATGCAGGTAGTGCTGGTGGATCTCCATGGGATAGTAATGCAAATCTTATATACTTTAGCGCATCTGTGTCAGACAATAATACTCCTATAGGCGATGTTATCAGCGTATCATATCCGGCCGTCGATCCACCCAGAGCCTGGAGACAGATTACATCTAGATTTGTGGCTACATCTTATGCAACGCTACTTACATTTACAACTCAGCAACCTCCACTATATTTTCTGTTATCGAGTATTTCGGTGACACGGGACTAGTCTTAAAGACAAAGTCTTTTAGGCTAGAATAATGGAGTTTCGACTAGAGGAATATACAGGATTAATACAAGATAAATTGGTAGCCGTTTGGCAAACACCTGATTCTGTTACACCGTGGCTTCCTACAGAGTTTTTATTAAGTCAGTATATTACACGTATTCTAGTCACTGGACGACAGAGTACAATGTCTACGGCAATGGCCTCTGACGGTTCATGGACACAAGTTTGGCGATCACCTGGTGCCAAAGAATGGGCCTGTCTACTTGGGATCTTACAGCATATGCCGGGACCTATTTTACTGGTTGTTGGGCCTGACATGGTTATGTCACCAAAACTATCTGCTAATTTGAGAGGTGCATTTACTACTATTGTACTCCGCCAGACTCTTGGATGGGTGGGCGATGCACCGGATCAGGTATTTTTCCCTGTGTTAGAAAGTGGGGCCAAGTATGCGGGTATCTTAGCCACGGTGCAAGAAATGTTTAAGACAGTGGATCTCCGTACTCTAATTCCTCAATTGGCTAATCAAGGTTATGGTCTTACGATGACAAATGGACTATGGCAGTGGTATAAACCGGCAGATTCACCACCATTGGTATCTCTAACTGTACAGCAAATTGCAAAACAGTTACAAATACTTGGGACTCTGTTAGAACGCATTTAATGTCTGCGGGTCTTCCGATTCTTACGGGAACGCCGGGACTTTCTCCTACGAGAACCACCTTTTAATAAATTCCTGGATGCGCCCATGGGGTCTCTCATATTAGCTAGTAGATTCCTGGATGCGCCCATGGGATTAACCGTGTCAACTTCGCACTCACCCCAGGGATTACGAGATTGACCCGCTGGACACGGCTTATAGCAATTACCATTTGCATTTCTATTAGATCCTGGGGGGCAACGGTTAGGCATTATACTTTATATGCATATTATTTCTTATGTCTACGGGTCTTCCTACGAGACTTCCTAGAAGAACCCTTCATTCTTTTGTGATACGCACGCATAGTTTTGGCCATTGCAATTGCTTCTAAAATTTTTTCCTCAGATATATTGGGATTCTGTCTCATTGCCATACTCCGTACCTTTGCATTTAATCGTGCTTCTAATTCTTCGGGACTGTTTATATTGTAACCCATTTACTATTAGCAATTAAAAAAATCCACCCTGCTGGTCCCGTCTCTTAGTTATGCGACGGTACTTGTTGAACAGACGAAATACGCCCTTCTTGGCCTTGTAGCCTCTGCGGGTTAGATACTTCAGAGCACGGCGCCCCGCAGCCTGCTTGCGCCTGCTAACAATACGACCATGCTTATTCTGAACGAGGTCGGACTTCTCAAGGCCACCGGAAGTCTTCTTGGCGGTGCCGTGAAATACCTGGGCTTTAGAACCAACATTCATAGAAAACTCGGTCATCCTTATACTTTACTTACAGTTTTTGTTTAGCCGGCAAAAGTTGAACTGGGTGGCTACCTACCTATGCAGGTAGGATGCTCCTTGAAAAGAATCAACAGGCATCTAGGAGTAAGTATACAAAGAACGCAGATGGACGTTTTACTTGCCCGCATTGTGAACACACTACTGCGGGAACTAGTGGAATGTTCTATCATTTGAAAAAACATGCCGGGATTCTGGATTATCCCTGTACTGAACCGGGATGTGGAAAAGCATTTATTCAGAAAAGTGGTCTCCAACAGCACATGGCCCAGGCCCATCCATCAAAGATAGATGCTACCAATCCATATTCAGCAAAGTACTCATGTCCACATGATGGCTGTGACCATTCGTGTACTATGAAGCCGAATCTGATGATTCACATTGCTAGGAAACACAGTCCGTGGATTCCACCATATACCGGGACATGTCTGTGTAGTCAGACATTCAAGTCACCTACGGCCTATTATTACCACGCGGCAACTTGTTCAATCTTTGATTGACATATGACCCGATTCAAGCGAAGCTTGAATCATCAGTCACCAAATACGTTAGTTCTTAATTGACTATGACTAACGTCATATGTCACCAAATACGTTAGTTCTTAATTGACTATGACTAACGTCATATGTCATTAAGAACTAGGGCCAGAGACGAACAGAAGCACTGCACCAGGGGCACGGAGCCTCGTAATATGGATATGGTAGCGTTATGACAATAACTACCTTATTCAGACAACTAATGCAATGTCTTCTGTAATATTTTTGTATTACATTTTGTGTTACATTTTCTAAAGCAGGTTCTAAAGCAGGCTCCATATTTATATACTAATGAATGTTCTTATTCTTTCTGACGAACCATGTGAGGCCCTAGTTAGAACGTTATTGTATCTTGAAAAGACGGATAAGACAATTAAAGTCCAGCAGAAAAGAGCATCTCAGTATCTACCTACCAGTGAACCGGGACTAAATATTCATGTAGGAGTACCATGTCGTATAGCTCTTCAAAATCAAAACAGTGTCAATATTCTAGCTGTAGGCGGTCCATATCCAGAGGCATGGGAATGGATAGAACACAAAATGGACTTGGTAGTTCATAACTTAGATATCGAGACAACTCTGCCTCATTTATCCAGCGGTAAAACATTCCGTGAATCCGTAGAAGTCTGGCGAAAGGCATTAAAAACCAAAAAAACCAATAAGGCCAATCCTAAGACCAAAATAGACAAAGTCTCCATTGTTACGCTAACACATAATAGAACTCCATGGTGGCCCAACATGGTCCAGAATGTTCTAACACAAACCTGGCCTCAACGAGATATTGAGTGGATCATTGTAGACGATGCAACGACTCTTGGAGGACAAGTGGCCCAGCTCCAAAAAGATTATCCAGATCTAACAGTCAAGTATATCCAGGCTCCTAATGATATTAGAACTAAGAGGAATACCGGTGTGGAGGTCGCAACATCTGACATAGTTCTATTCATGGACGACGATGACCATTATCCAAAGGAATCAGTAGAGCTCCGAGTCAAAGGTCTGGAGGATCCGACCGTAAACTGTGTCTACTGTGCCACTCTACCAATCTATGATATCAGACACTATGAATCATCTATGTTAGGCCCCACAGTTCAGAAACTGCCACATTTAAGAGCATCAGATGCATCTCTAGCATTCCGTAAATCTTTTTGGCTATCCAAAGGTATTAAAGGAAATGAACGCGAAACGGTGGAGCTCAGTCCAGCGGGTATTATTGTAGCATTCTTACATAATGGAAATCCAAAAGCCAGTTTTGGCTCCGATGAGAAACCGACTGAGCCAAATGGATGCCATTACGGATTCAGTGAGAAGTATTTTACATACTTGCACCAGATAGGTATGTAATAAACTTGATTTATACTTGATAAAATAAGATACCAAGATAGTATGTCTATATTCTGTGATGGAGCATGCAAGGGAAATGGACAAAAAGGAGCAGTTGGAGGATGGGCATTTGCATACTGGACCGGAAAAGCTGTGGGAGAACCGTTTACATCTGGTGCAGATGTATTAGAAGTTGGTCCAAACGGTGAGGTTCCGACTAATCAGAGGGCCGAACTAAAGGCACTGTTAGAAGCCGTGAAGTTTGCTCTTAGTCTGGATGTGAAACCAACAATTTACACAGATTCACTCTATGCTATGTCATGTACATCCAAATGGGGTCCTGCATGGAAAAAAGCTGGTTGGACCCGATCTTCTGGTGAACCGCTCTTGAATCTGGATCTGGTAAAACCTCTGGTTGACCTCTGGATTCCGGCAATCAAATTACAACATGTTAGAGGCCACCAGAATAATTGTAGTCCAGAAGCATGGGGAAATAATTGGGTAGACCGCGCTGCAGTAGCCGGATCTAAAGGTGTTTCTCTTACTGTAAACCATGTAAGTATTCCTGTTGATAAAGGTATTCCTGTTGATAAAGCTGTTGATAAAATTATATTAGACCAGACTGATTTACGTTCTTGGTTTAATTGAATAGATGTACATAATTTACATTACATCTTTCTATATCAGAATACCCTGGTTTTTGACTAACAAGACATGGTTTTAGTAGGGCCCAATTATCAGCTTTCATGAGCCTATTCCAATACATATCTATAGCAAATTGAGGTCTATTGTGTGTAACAAGTAAGTTACGCAGACCTTCTTCAAAATTTGTCAGAAGAGTTTGATAATACTCTTTGTTAACAAGATAACCTGTTGTAGTTTGACAATACACTAGTTTATCCTGTTCAAATCTAGGTACTGAACCACCCAGAATTACAACATCGTAGTTATTAAAACAATTTGATAAGTTCTGATATGCAACAGAAAAATTCATCCACTGTACATCGTCTTCCACTACAATATAATTATCCCAGTTTTTCTCAATTGCCATTTTAAGAATCGCAATGTGACTCATAGTACATCCAATGGCTCCATCTTGGTTTTTAATTGCATCAAATCGCTCAATCTTTTCTTCTGGTACACCGACCTTAGCAAACTCAGCTAACATACTCTGCTTACGGTCTTCGCGATGAGCCAGATTAATATAGACAATCTTATTTACAAAGTCAAACATATTCTTACTAAATAGCCTCATTCTTTAAAAGGGATAATAACATCTCGGCATGGGCCAAAGATCCTTCTATCCATGCCTGTTGCAAACTGAACGATTCTCCACAGATATAGAGACCGGGCATCGAGCTCTTTCTAGGTTGCAGAACTAGCCGACTCTCTTCTTCGGGATCATAGTCACCAGGTTTCCAAAATGTAGTTCCAGCAGACCATTCATAGGATTTCATCCATTCAGGTTCGGGTACCTGTTTTTCTGGAAAAAGAGCCCGTACTTCTTGTTGAATCATCTTAGTCAAGACAGGCCCACGGAGTCCTGACCAGCGGTGTGTATCGCGACCATCAGTATAGGAAATCATGATTAGACCGGTGTCAACACGGATAGGAATAATGTAACGAAGCGGAGAATTAGTAACTATATTATTCTCACTAAACCATGGAGGATATTTGGCATAAATACGTGTGAGAGGAGCCATACCGAGATAGTCAAGAACTTTGAGACCTTTGGTTACAGGAAGTTTTTTTAGGGCTTCTGAGGTCAAACATAAGATTACCTTGGATCCTTTTATAAGTCTGTCACTAGTCATAACACCTTCTTCGGTCACATTGGTCACAGTAGTACTAAGCAGAATTTTACCACCGTTTTTACGTATAGAAGCTTCTAGACCGGCAACAACCTGTTTTAATCCACCAGCTACAATCATAAAATATCCCTTGTTGATTGCATCAAATGCACGAATGGCTTCATCGGCCCGCATAGATTCTAGTTCAGTTCTGAAAGGAAATGTATCTAGAAGCCGGACAGCCTTCTCGTGACCCAGAATATCTATACTGAGACTTTTTAGAGTATTAGAACCTAAGACGGAGGGACTTAGTTTACGGATCTGAGATAAGAGGGCCATCCATGTTGGTTCAAAAAGATTTGGCATAGACTGGGAACCCATCGGTCGCCACATTGCAGAAGATGAAATTTGTATAGTCTTAAGACCAAACTTCTCGATCAAAGCTAAGAGACGATGATGGTTAGAATGGAGTCTTCCTGCACCGATCTCAAAATGATCATCGCCCACGGTTCCGCCTTCTATACGTCCACCAAGATAGTCCTCTTTTTCAATAAGAGTCACCTGATTAGTCTTGGAAAGTTCATTTGCTACAAAAAGACCGGCTATTCCACCGCCAACTACAATCATTACTAATCTAAGATAATTTATCCACGTGATCGCAACTCTTCTAGACAAGCTAAGAATTCAGCAGATTGTTCCATTGTCCACGTTTCCATATCATAACGTTCCCATGTTGCAGTCAATGGATTTACTAGAATACCCCATCGCGGATTAATTGGAAATACACCATGACGGCCTATAGCAACATATGATAGAAGTTGTAGTAGGTTAGTGCAACTGGCTGATCCACGAAGACCCGTCTGGTCAACTTCTGCACTACACTTAATTTCTATAATACTTGTTTTATCACTTGTAATTAAATCAATTTCACCCACAATTAGAGTTTTTGTTTCTACAGGAACATCGGCAGTAAATTCTGTTCCGACTGATGCTACTCTAATAATTGTTGCTGCGGGAGCAACTGATGCAGCTGCAAATTCATCGAAGCCCGATGGTAGTCCCATATATGAATTAACTGTAGCATCGATTGCTCTTATTGCATTTAACTGTCGATGTGCATATAGATTTAGTGCATGAGAGAGGACATACATATCCCGCATATCATGTTCAGGTTTCTTGAATATTGACAGAATCTGTTTTTCGGCTGCCAAATATAGGACCGCTAATTCTGGAACCATATTATGTTTGCTAGCACCGGCGGCTGCAATATGTCTCAATGGCCTAACATATGCCATTGTGTCCGTATTTGGTATAGTGCCAGCACTCTCAAATATATCTCTAATAATATGTCCAAGAATATCATGACTATGTTTTGCATTGTCTTTGTGAATCCATTTCTTATTGATTGTTGCAAGAATCTCTAAGAGTCTATCTTGGACTGTTGGAGTATCTGAAAGTTCTCGTTTAATCATCCAATCAATGAATGTACCGAATTCTAGTTCACGATTTCTTTTCTTCATTTCAGTATACACCTTGTCGCCTAACATATGTTCTCCGCGATGAAAATTACCGCGAATATGTTCACTACAGGATACCATACGATAATAGAGGTCTGGATTAACACTTGCACTGACTTTCTTTACAAGTGTGGATACTGGAGTCTGATTTTTTATGGGCGAATTACATGAACGTTGTACAGATTCGCCCCATATAGTTACATCCATTATTTCGGAAATATTAGAGAAGAGACGATGACGAGGGCCCTTTCCAAAGATATATAATTCTTTTCGTGCTCGAGTCATTCCTACATAAAGAAGATTGGTCCGTTCTATGTAGAATCCCTCATCGTCTACTTCTCCTTCGCGAAGTCTATAGACATCATCATTAACATTAATGAGTGCAACAATGTCCCATTCTAAACCCTTGGATGCATGAAATGTTGATAATTGAATCGGTGCATCTCGTTTTTGCGGATCATATGAAAATTCAACAATAGCACTTGTGGCATCTTCTTTGGCAATCCGGTGAAAATCAACTTTCCCATGAAACTGTTCAGAAAGAAGTGCAAGTAAAATTTCGTAGGATTGACATTTGATAATTGGGAAAATAAGCGCACATGATTTTTCTGTCTGTTTTGCCCCGTGAATTACTGGTACCAGAATATCTACAACGGCTTTCTCATATTCACCGCCGGTCATAGAATCATTGGCTTCATAATAACGGGGTTTGGATCCAATTATGGGTGAACCATATATCATGGGTTGAACATGACCATTTTGAATATCTTCTGTAAATACGGAATTAACAGCATTAAGAATAGCCTGAGTACTTCTGAAATTAGTACGAAGATAGAATGTATCAATGTCTGGCACAATGTCTATGAGGAGTCGTCGAAGAAACTCATTAGATGTTCCACGGAAACGATAAATATTCTGGGCCATGTCACCGATGGCAATTATTTGTAGTGCTGGATTAATCCGTTTGAACAGTTTAATGAACTCAAATTGATGTGGATCCAGGTCCTGGAACTCATCAACTACAAGGAGTCGAAATTTGCATAGATGTCTAACAAGATATGCATTATGTTCTCGCATTTTTTGTAGGACAAATTCCACATTTCTTTCCATGCATCCATCATATAGATTAACTGGATCTGGTAAAGAAATACCGCAATCGGTTATAAACTTAAACATGATTTTATGGAATGTACCACAATGTATGTTAGAACCTGGAATAAGTTTACGGACCTTTGTTTGAATATCATTGGCTGCTAGGCGTGTAAACGTAATAAATGTTATTTCAGTGTCTTTTGCTAACTGAGCATCTATAGTAGCCTTTATAAAAAGAGTAAGTGTTGTTGTTTTACCGGAGCCGGCACCGGCTATAATACGAAAACTATGTTCTAAAGCTCCTAGTATAGTCTGTTGTTCTTGTGTTAGATCCATACAGACTATAGTAGTGAAAAATATGGTTCAAGTTTAACTAACAAATGCCTTTACGAGACCACCACCTAGTATAGCTATGACAGTGGCCCCTAGAATCTGTGATTCTACGGACATTTCATCTTGAGAACCACCATGTTGACTTATAGGTTTAGGCTCTAATGGTCTAGGTTGAAGTGCAGGTGCAGCAGCAGTAGCAGTTACTGCAGAAGTTACTGCAGTTGCAGCAGCAGTTGCACGTCCCATTGGAGTCATCGCCCATATCATTCCTACCAATGATTTAATCATTGCAATAACTGTTAGCGGAAGAGCCAGAAGAGGAAATGGTTTCTTACCTGCTACAGCATCGGCCTTTTTCTTTTCAGTAATATGTTCTATTATCAAATTTGTAGCCAAAATCTTATTATCAACACTCAGAATTTTTAAGTCATTCTTTTGCACATCAGTTAAAAATCCCGTAAAATCATATTCAGAAAAGTAGTTCAATGAATCAGTTACTGACTTAACACTATTGCCCTCGGTATATCCAAACATATTTAAAATCCAAAGCCATATAATGGCTATACTCCCTAGTCCAAAAAATACAGACAAGAATCCAGTCAATCCTGCCCATTTACTCGTCGAATAATACCATGATATAGTTATACACAGAATAGTCATACACTGAATAAATAAGATACGGAGCCCAGCTGTCATTTGACCAGCAGACATATGCATGAATCCCAAGAAACCAAAGACAGAACCCAGTGCCGTAATAATACTTGGCATTCGCTGAGAATAATACGTTTTATCCGTTATCATACCCTGGGCAATTCCTGTAATAAAATCACCAGGAGTAGTCATACCATAGCGTATTACGCGCTCTTTCTCAAAAAAGAGCTGGAAAAGATCCCAGGCCCACCATATACCAAGACCACCCGCCGTTAATACTTTGGCAACACCAGTATACGGACTACGAACATAAAAATGATCTAGACACAAAAAGGCTAATAAATAGAGTTTCCAATCTAGAGCAATATCAGGTCTTATACCAATCATACGCTTTTTCATATCTTCTGATGCAGCACTTCCATAACCGGTCTGCAATGGATATCTATCTTTGATAGCTTCTATAAATGGATCGGACATCCTCTGATGCTTACAGCGGATTCGTTTCACCAAAACAGTCGAAACAGTCCTAAGTATAAAACATTACACCACCCAGACCTCCCACAATACGCAGAACATTATAGTTCGTTGCATACACAATTACATGTCGGGAAACACTGGCCGGTGACTCTTGTATTTGGCCGACCTTAACTAATGTATTATTAAATGTCATAGATAGTCGGATATCTTCAATACGACTACAATTTATAGAACCAGAAGGCTGTTCAGCTTCTGGTCTCAAACAGAATGAGTATACATAGATATAACTTTTCAAACTAGCCGGAATAGCAGTGTGATATTGATAAGGCTGAGTCTGTCTAAAATAACGAGCATATCTGGCATCAAATCGGTCATATCCATCAAGACGTATAATTGCCGTATTCAATAAGTCTACTTGGGATCCAGTCTCAGATTCTAACAAATTTGAGTAATTAAACCACTCATTATTATCCTGCATACGGTCTTGTTGCAAGACCCAGAAGAATTCTTTTACACAGTGGTTAAAATTAATATCCACTGTAGCCTGCAGAGTTCCCGCTGTAATGGATTGAACCGGTGTATATTGGACTTGTTCAATGAGATACTCATGCTCCTCTGTAGCAAAACGGGTACGCTCTTCCTTGTCCAAGAAGACATAGTCGCAGAAAAGTTGGAATCGGTCCGGAGAGATAGCTTCTATGGGCGGACACACCGTTCCAGTGGCCGGTGCTGTTTGCCACCATAATTTATAGAAAGGAGCAAGATGTATAACGAGACGGACCGTGTGTGCTTGAAGTGCAATCAGAGGAAGTGCCAATCCTATAGAATTACAGAACCAGAATCGGAGAGGAATTGTTAACTTGAGAGGACCCTTTGCCGAATCAACAGGATAACTCTGCCAATGTCCCACCATATTACGGAAACCATCCAACTTACTGGCGGGTGTAGTAAGTTCTGTCCATATCTGCATCCATTCTCCGGTATGTTTATCAATTTCCTTGTCACCAATATCAATACTAACATCTTGAATCATAGCATGACCAATATCATTACACCACCAACGTGTTGTAGTACCAAGTAGAGGCATTGCCGGCAGATCCACTTCGAGAAACATAGACCAGAGTAAGTCGGCCTTTCGTGGTATAGTTACACTAATCCGTTTACCAAAATCGGCATTGCCATCGAATTCAACAGGAATAGATTCTATAGCAAAAGGCGTGTATCGGCGATACACATGTTTAAAAAACGTGAGTTGAGGATTATTAGTCAGATATTTATCCTGACGACCCCGTGCCACAAGTTGTAAGAGTGTAGAAGATGGCATACCTTAATTAAGAGAGCATAAATTTGTCTTAGACTGTAGATAGAGATGACAACTCGGAATGAAGTATTTGACAAGATTACAGTTCAGGGCCTAGTATTTGATAAAGGAGGCACTTTCCCTCCACAAAATTCTATTCTAACTATCACAGATTCAGCCGGTACTGCAGATTTTAGTCAAAACGTCAATTGTGAAAATTTTACTTTATCAAACAACTTAGTAGCTTTTCGAGGTAATATTAATAATTTAACGGCTCAAAATGCTAACATATCCACTCTTGTCGTTAACTCTCCTGGTACAATCACCGTAAAGTCTAATATTACGGTCGATGGTGATGGTAATACATCAGGATATGTTAGAACCCCGAAAGTAATCCTAGTAGATACTGTAACAGATATTTCTGGTTCTCTTACTTACTCAGGTTCTTTGAAATGGAATGGACTTGACATTATGGGATGGAAACCAGCGAACCCGGTGCAAATATCTCTCTTAAACTCAGCGGCTACAAATGCAGAAATCATTACAACTGTAAATACTTTGCTCAATGTTTTCAAATCCCAGGGAGTATTTATTACATGATAATAAGTATGCGTAATGAAGAATTTATTAAGCTAACATTATCTGAAATAACCATTTTGAATTCTGATGGTTCTAAGCCTACTCAGGGCTCTATTTGCAGTATAACCAATTTTGTAGGCGAGTCTAGCACAAATCAATCACCTGCATGTGCTAATCTAACATGTAATACAGCTACTATTGCTAATGCAAACATAGATTCTGTAACTGCTAAATTAACAATTACGGAATCATTAACAATTCAAAATACTCCTTCAATTCGAAGTGGTTTAGAAATAGTTAAACATCTTAACTCTCTGGACTGTTCTGGTATAACGGCCCAGTATATTAATTTGGGCTCCTTGTTATATCTGAATAATGGTCTACTCCAGTCTAACACAGATATCTTAGGATGGAAACCATCTGCATCAGTATCAACTGTGTCAACTATGCAAAATACTATTACTTCACTAAATACATTAATTCTCAGTTTAGCACGTCAAGGAATTGTTCGGATAAATAATGGAGCAACCTTTCATTCTATATCAATTAATCCTACTGGATTTACAATAAATATTACAGGAACTCCGTCATTGTTATGTATTGATGGTATAGATACAACGACCACGATTACTCAGTCAAAAACAAACTTTCCCTATATCTTATGTATTGACGGTATACAAACTCCAATTTCTATTCGTAATATTAATTCTGATCCAACTGATCTTGCTAATTTTTATGGTATATCAGGAGAAGGAGTAACTTCGACAGCATATTACAGAGCAACTGTGCCAGGGAAAATTAATTATATTATTTTATCCGTTAATCAACTTTTTGCCGGTGATTTCAATATAAGTGGTTCTAATGCATCACCTACAACACCTATATCGTTTATTTACAATACAGGTCTTTCATTCTTAGGTGTGTCAATAAAGATTACTGATTCAGGTCCTCATAGTCTTCAATTTTCTTCAGGATCATGGCGCCTACAATATTGATTGCAAGAGATAATACACTGTGTTGTTCAGAAGTCCAGGACCACGACGGCTCTTTACATTGAATAGCATAGCCCCAGTGTGTGGGAATACCAAGAGTCCATCCCGGTTGAACTCGGACTTCAATATACTGGACTCTGCCAATATACGGAGCATTTTCAACGGTTAAGTTCCAAGGATCATCTACCGTGACCGGTAGATATTGACGGTATCGTGAATGGACAAGCCAGATTAAGAGGGGTTCACCGGCAGAACAACCGATCCATTCACGTTCTGCCGTAACCCAGGACAGTCCTAATACTTCATGTTTGAAATAGTCTACCTTTGTATTGAACATACCGGGAAGCCACCATAAACGACGGGCCGAATCAAGTTCTGAAAGTCCAGTTGTCATTTCAAGATCCATAGCTAGTTCTTCATTATTCTGGATAGGATTAGTCGTTTCAAGCCACTTTGTAGTAGATAGACCGTCAACTAGGACAGAACTCTTTGTTAGAACCTCGGGACGCCATGGAAGGGCTCCTATTTCAAACATAATTGGCGTCTTTTCACCCATGATAGATGCCAATTCTGTAACAGGAACCTGACTTATAGTATATTCTTGGATCGATCTATTATATTCGAACCAATGTACACCAATAACCACTAGTAGTAAAATGAATAGCTCCATTACTAAGGACCTTGTTTGCTCTGTTCTAAGGTAGACGCAATTAATTTAATTAACTCGATTCTTGTAATTGGAAGATCTTTTAATAGATTAATATTTTGAAATATGTCAAACTCAGTATCATCCATTGTAGCTGTTAGTTCTGCTCCTAAGATTTGTATAGCCAAGTCCCTGAGTTTATTCTTATCAGCTGTTTCTGCTGCGTTATAAAATGATTCAAGAGCCATATATATATCTAATAACCATATACCGGCTATATGACCGTCTTGTGTAGAAGGCATAGAAGGATGTTGGGCCCATTTAAAATTATCAGTTTCTGAAGAACCAAAATCAATTAACTTTACCATGTATTTTCCATCAAAAACTATCTTTTTTTCTTCAAACTCTTCTTCCCCTACATTGATAGTATATACACATTGTTTATGTGCATCAGGACGTGTTACTATAAAAATATTTCCAGAATTCAAATCACCGTGAACAAATCCGGGTAGAAGCTGATCTATATACATTAGAACCAATACCGTTTGTAAAAAAAGTTCAATAAATGCCGCACTATGTTCAGATGTTAATTTTGATTTTAGCGTAAGACCATCAATATTTTCTACAAAAAGCCATGGAGAACCAGATTTAGGAATAATAGAACCTGTAAACGTTTCAATGTGTTGAGGAAGTTCTGAATCAGTGCTAATAGCATTATTCAATAAAAACATCATATAAGATTCATGGGCCAGAACTTTGTTTTGAAGTCGAGATGTTAGATTATTTGTCATAGATGGAACATATTTAATTGAATGGCAAGTAGTACTACACGAGTCACCAATCTTTTCACACGCCCGTAGTACAGTTCCATATTCTCCTGAAGATATAGGATTTGTACACAGTTTTAAAATAGTCTTTATAGAAGATTCGCTTAATATATCTGTGAAAAAACGTGTATTAACATTACCGCCTCGCTGTTTTCTGGTTCTACGTTTAGGAGCCATATATCTACTTTCTATTAGATAGTTTTAAGCACATTCATAAAACTAGATGGAGAGTAGACTCCTTCTGGATATTGTAATCAGATAGAGTCCTACCATCCTCGAGCTGTTTGCCGGCAAAGATTAGACGCTGTTGGTCCGGTGGAATACCCTCCTTGTCCTGAATCTTGGCCTTGATACCCTCAATCGTATCAGATGCCTCTACATCCAGCGTAATCGTCTTGCCAGTAAGAGTCTTAATAAAAATCTGCATCGTATACTCTATCTGTATTTTTTATCTTTAAATCATATTAATTACTAAACAAGGGACCAACACGGCCATTCACAAATCGCATCCAATTCAGTCCAATACCAAATACGTGAACAACCCATCCTGGAACTTGTTCTGCAGGCGTTATTACATGTCCAGTAGGAGGCTGAATAGTCAGATCTAATCGAATAGTACTTCTACTTGTATTAATAGTTCCACCCGGCTGTAAAGCCTCTGGATCTCCACCACCAAAGACATATCCATATACCATACCTTTACCAACACGGGCTCCTCCGCGATGTGCTAGACCATAATCAATCCGATATCGATCCTCTGCCTCGTTACTAAATACAGCATTATCAACCATGACTACCGCATTAGTCATGAGTGGTTCTTGATAACTATCAATTCCAGTACCCGCCGAGACATATGAATCAGCCAAGTCATCCTCTAGAAGTGCACCGTAGTTTGTCCATTCATTGTATCCCCATACACCTTTTCGTCGAATAAACCAGCAGATTTCACGAATAGGTCCACCAAAGTCCGTGCAACGGAGTTGCATTAAGACAGTATTGCTAGAGGATGCAACAGAATCCGGTATATCGAAAGACATATATTTCACCGGTTCATATAACATCTCAAAAGGATCACGGATATAACGACTCCTAAGTGGATCTTCAATATGAGCGATACCGGCAAATACAGTAGCATCTTCAAATCGTGGAACCGCCGTAGGCATTACCACATCATGGGGAATAGGCGGATTCGATGTTAGATCTGCAAATGCTAGTGTTTGGCCAAGAGGAGAGTCCGTGGGCGATGCACGAGAAGTGGCCCGCATCCGAATAACTTCAGTAAACGGACGAAATGTAATATTTACACGGATTTCCTGGGAACCGCATGCTATCACAGGAAAAGGTGTACCGGGTCTCTTTAAAAATGCAAGCGGTAACCAAGAATATACATAGCCGTCCTCGGTCGGTTGAAGAGTTGTCCAGGGAGCATTCGATGTATTTCTAATCTGACTTTCACTGAGATGTGCGTAAATATCCTGGTCCCATATACCGGCACGTCCACCATCCATCCATTTACGCGACCATATATCCAGGAATTCACCAGGAATCGTCTCAATAGTTGTATCACCTACGAGAAAATCTACTTGCCGGATTGCTATAGAACCGAGTGAATTAGCCCACATCCATGATCTAGCAGGTTCATAGTATCCCCATGTGCCTGAAAAAAGTTTGGAATATATATCACCGGGCAACCATGTTAGAGGCTTAAATCTTACACAGAGCCATTGTAACATGTCTGCTTGTACATTACTCTGAGTCAAGAGGACTGTGATGCGTTGTCCCCAGGCAGCATTGCCTTGAAAAGACAATTCAGTAGTCTCTGAAACGGTATTGTGATAATGGGGCCAGACTCTGCGAAACACGGTATCATTTGCCGTTGAAGGACTGAATTCGTCGTCTAGTACACCACGATCAACGAGGTCTACAAGACGTTTCATTTGTGACATTCTACCTTCATCTGTGATGATTTATATTTAGACTCCAGATAAAGTAAGAAAGACTCCGCTGACTAAGATGAGAAGTGCACCGCACAACGAGATAAATCCCGGTTTTTCACCCAGGATAGTGATACCATAGATGTAAGATGCAAAGAGACCACTGTAACTCAGAATAGAATATGTGACGGTAGATAGACGTGGAATTGCAAAAAAACGAAGATAATAACCGGCAAACGTAGACAGTCCATGGAATACTGTTAGAAGTGCAACATCCTCCACAGTTCCCTTTGACTTAGGATATGATACAACCGAGAACATACTATAGAGGCCCAGAGCGGTTAGTAACCAGAGAGATGCAGAACTACTCACTACCCACACACTTTTACCGGCATCGCGCCAACCCAGATATTTTAGGATTACGTGCATAGAAGATTCTGTAATTGCTGCTAAAAATGCCATGAAAATACCCCAACTTGCCACCGGTTTATCAACTTCAGATATTGCTTGCACTGCTTCTCCGGGATTGTAATTTAATAAGACAGAACCAAGAGTAGCTATGGCCATAAAACCGTAGTCTTTTAGTGCAATTGGTTCTTTGTTAAACTTGGCATTTAGAATTAAATTCCAAAGAGGATAAGTATATAAAATACTCATTGCTTGGCCAGCAGGAAGATGTCGAAAAGCCTCGTAGCTCGTAGAAATGTGCATTAAATTTATGTATCCTAGAAGTGAGTATGCACCCACTTCAGAAGAACGAACAGTTTTATCAGTAGATACTGCATATCCGATTGCACCGGCCGTAAGTATACGGGACCATATAGCAGTAACATGGTCCACGGGTGTTTTTTTGATAGCTACAGGTGTTAGAGCCAAGATAGACTCTGCTGAGATTAATGCTAATGATGCCATCTTCCCCTATAAGGGTTAATTAAACTTTAGTTGATCTACACATCCAATCCCAACAGCCTATGGGTCGGGACAATGCCGCCCATGACTGGATACTATGTTGGGATCCCATAGACAAATTACAACGACTGCAAATAGGTCGTAAATTATTTAATTGAGTAGTACCACCCTTACTCTCGGGTATATCATGACCAACATGGAAATCAAAGACAGTCATGATATTACGGCACCAAGGTACTAGACAACGGGACTCGTATTTTTTACCGGTATAATAGATCCAAACTTGCTCACGAAGGGCCTTCGGAATAGTGGCTTTCTGATATTCAGCAGACATGCTTGCTATCTTTGTCTTTGTTAGTCTTGTCAACTCTTTATGCTGGAATAGTCATAAGAGCAAACATTCCTGCAAAAAATACAAAGGTATGTAATAGTTGGCCATAGATAGTCGGGGTTCCATTTTCTATCATAGAACCAAATAGCCATTGAGTGGCCTTGTATAATTCTGGATTGCTTACAATAAAGAAAAGTAGAGCGGAAATAAAGCTATACTTTGCTTTGAGCATAATATTTAACATCCTACTAATTGGATATGTTTATATAGATGAACTTACATGAGGTCCTTTAAATGTAATTTCTCCAGATCCACCAAAGACTTCGGTCCATAGTTTTACTAGATCTTCCCATTTGTTAGTATTATTCCATATTAATTGTTCTAAAATAAGTTTATTAATTTCATTATTTGGTGTAGTAAAATATTCTTTGTATATTTTTATAAAATTGTTTGTAATTTGTGTTTTTCCTGGATCATCAGCAGAAGTCCAGCCATTATGGGCCTTGTAGGCGTCATATAATATCTTTTGTACATTTAATAATATTATATCTAGCGTGTCTTCTATATTAGTAGGAGAATTTAGTTTATTTTCTTTTATCTTGTCAATAAATGTTGTTACTTTTGAATTAAACTCAAAAAATTTATTTGTAGGTAATTTCATTCTTAATAATAGATCACTAGGGTTATTGTCTTTTGTATCTTTTGGAATATAAGAATCATGTAATAGCCCTAAATATACTATTTTGTACTTGTCTAAAGCATCTTTAATAAGCATATGAGACTGGTCAATAATAATATATGGTTCTCGTGGTGTGAATGATGATAAATCTAAGTTTTTATTTTTAACTGTCCCAAATTCGGGCCTGTTAAAATCTGCTGGAAATGCACTATCGTAATGTATATACTCTATTTTATATCCTGGTACTAGGGATTGAATATTTTCAGGTATTTTATTTTGCATCCATAGATCAACAGAAGAAACTCCGTCTTGTGTATAACCAAGACCTGTTGTATATACATAGAATATTTTATTGCTACCACTACTATCCAAAGAATCTATAATAGCAATAATAGAAGATTTCTCTGTTTCTGGTCCATCTGTTAGTTTTATTATATCTTTAACCATCTTGAGATACGCATGTACAGCCTCTTTAGTAGGATTTGCAAATAATCCACCAGGACTATACAGAGATGTTATAGATAATGAATTAGGATAATTATGATGTTCTAAGAACTTAGTTTCTATTGAATCTGTAACTTTGCCACTAGCCAATTCTTCTAAGAATCTTTTAGAAATTCTATTCCCTGTGAACCAATTAGTTATTTCAACATCGCTTGTTGGACTAGGACTATAACTAGGACTTATCTTTGGTTTTGTAGTTAAAACACATTTTTTTATAGTATTTAATGTCCATTCTGTACCATTCTTAGAACTTTGGGTAATATCCTTTATACCATCTGTAGTTTTAATCTTAAAAATAACTGGTTTATTAGCTTCTTGTACAATTGAATCCAAAGTACCAGAATATTCTTTATCTAACAAAAATGTTATACACTCTCCTATTTTTATATCGAGAACATCTGAACCCTTTATTATCTTTAATGTGTCTTTAGTTTTTAAATCTATTATAGGTGAGCCATCATCTGTAGGAATAGGAGCTTGATTTATGAATTTTTCAGGTATGTTACCATCTCTTTCTTTAACAGCTAGTATATTACGTATATTTTTACTATAATCTTTTAAAAAATCCGATAAAGTTATTTGTTTTATTATTCCTTGCCCTGTTCCTGTTTCTGCCATAGATGCTTCTATAGCTTTTTTCATCTGTTCTTCTTCACTTAGGGCCCCTAGTTGTTCTTCTGTTAAAGTCTTATTTAATTCAAGTAATTTGGTATCATTACCTAGAGAATTTTTATATATATATCCCGTCTTTTTACTTATAGCTACCCAATGTGCTCCTCCAAAATTAATAATATAACCTATAACAGTGTTTTTAGAATCATAATCAATAAGAGCTGATGGTTGAATTGTGTCTGTATCATATCCTGCTATTCCTAATGCATACTGCAATACTTCAATATCATAATTTTCATTTTCTGGACAATAATTAGTATTAAGTCGTAGTGTAGCCAAATATAGACATAATCTTTTTAAATCAATAGGCCCAGTTTCTCCTAATTGTTTCAATTCTTCTTTTTTATAAGCTTCTGTACTTTTACTTCTGATATAATACTTACCGCCTAACATATTATTTAATGCATGTCTTCCACAACCTGCACTACCACTTTCTTGTGGTTCTAAAAATGTATTAGAATATGGTAATGGTCCATATGACATACCTATATGCATCATAGAATTAATATGCCGGAGAACGCCATCCTGGTGTAGGTCTAAGAGGCCCATGGGATCTCCATCCTGGATTTATTATAGGCGCTTTAGAAGGTTTTTTGGGTTGGGATTTAGGTTGGAATTTTCCGATTAAATCGTATAATTTTTTAACGTAACCATTGATTGAATCTACATATGATTCTCGTCCCTTTTTTACAGCGGGAAACTTATTTATTAGATCATTCATTTCTGTAACAAATTGTTGATATTTTGGTAATAAAGCCTTAAGTGCATCAATATCTTTTTCATCAGGTTTATCAGAGTCCCATTCATCATGTACTCTGTCATGCATTTCAGCAAGCTGGTGTCTAGCATTTGGTAAGTCTGAGTCGATAACTAATGGTTTTACTGGTTTTACAAGACTTACAGGACTTCCAGGACTTACAGGGCTTACAGGATTCAATTGTTCAAGAGGATATAAGTCAATATTTGGTTTTAAGAATAGCAGGGCCTTGAAAATATATTGTTTCAAAAAATCCCAGTTAGTTTCTTGAGATTCTTTAACTGGATCAGATTCTGCCATTGTCTTAGAATTTTCAAATTGGCGCAAAAGACCAATTATACGGGCGGGTGTGCAACGCTCACCTTCCAAAGTAGGAAATTTACTGCAATACCATAATGATTCAAGGAAATTTATCGTCATCCTTTTATCTAATAGAATATCACTGTATCCTAATTTTTTAATAATTTCTGCATTTGTTGTGGCTAATATATTACCTGAAGGATTAGCAAAAGATGCTTTCATACGAGAAGCTCTAGCTCTAAAAGGATTAGCAATAGGAAGTGTCACATTATTTATAGTAACCGTAGAATCAGGATATCTTGTTAGAAATTGTTTCATTTTAGATGTTTTTTGTTCTTGAGTACCTGCACTAAGATCTAATACAGCTTTGTTATATTGTGTATAATTTTCTGTATGTTCTTCATTATATTTTTCTGCAATTTTTACTTGTTCATACATTGAATAACCAAGACATTCAGGTGTTAGAATGTCATTGCCTTTACAATCAGGATTGATGTCAGAATCTTTTAATATACTACAGGCCCATATAGGAATACCATATTTACTATCTGAACACGTTTTTGATTTTAATGGATTTGATTTTGGCTGTGGTGTTGGAGTTGGAGTTGGATTTGGATTTGGAGTTGGAGGGCAAGGGCAAGGGGGCTGTGGAGGTGGAGTTGGAGGCTGCGGTGGAGGTGGAGGTGGAGGTGGTGGTGGGGGTGGTGTTGGATCATTTGCTTCGATAATTTGTCTTTTTGATATTTCATCTAATTTTTTACATAAATCCCCATCAGGTCCTTTAGGAGTAGGTTTTGGTCCTAGAGGTTTAGGAGGTTTAGGTGCTGTAACAATATCTATACGAGCTCCTCCAGCTAATTTTCTACCCATTTTATTAAACCAACGAGGCCCACCATCATGTTCTAACAGTAAAAATTCTCCTGAAACATCATTATAATTAAATGCTGAAGACATTCCAATATCAACAAAAACTAACTTAGGATATCCATTTTTATCACAATCAGATACAACACAGCCTTTTGTATAGGGTGATGAATGACCATTGCATCCATCATATTTTGAATCTCCTAATAGAGTTTGCATATGTCCAAAAGATGTTGTTGGTGTAGGACAATGGCCCACAACAATAGTTCTATTATCAGGTAAAAGATTACAACTATCTTCTTCTGCATATTTTCTTGTCCATAGACCACCAGAATCCGCCCCATTATTAGTAGTCTGTAATTCAGTATATGCTTTACCAAGTTCAGCTAATTTATTTGGACTCTTATCTATTGTTATCTGTATATTATTTATAGCCTTTTCTAAAGAAGTATTATCATTTTGATGTAAACTTGCATGAATACATGTAATTTCTGGTTCTGTTCCATTCATAAGATTTAAAATAAAGTATGGAGATAATCCATAAAATGGTTTTAATATGCGTGCACGGTTATCATGATTTCCAAAAAAACGTTTGGCGTCTGTTGTAACATATCTAGAATAAAAAATTGGATCTATAGTATTAGACAATACTGTTCCATAATCATGATTTCCAATAGTAAATAGTATTTCAGACCTTTTTGAATGTGCAGATACTCTTAAATTAAATAAGAGCAAATGTAAAAGAAGTTCTTCTGCACCATTAGAACCTGTAACTTCTGTGGTACGTTTTCCATCAACAAGATCACCAACAATAATTAAAAGAGTATTTTCCATAGAAAAAATTCCATTAACTATAAAATTTATTAGATTATCTAATAGATTAATTAAAGTAGAATTATCAGGAAATTGTACTATTTTTTCTGCTAATAATAATGATAAAAATTTATGTACATCTGCATGTATATCACTTGTAATATAGACTTTTTCAAATTTTGCATCTATATTATGATTTATGGGCCAATTAACCGCATTTAATTTTGTTGATATAATCCTATGTGCTTCATTAATATCTGACTCCTCAATTCTATTTATTATTTGACTAATATCCCCCATATTAAATTTTTCTGAAACTGGAGCTGGTGCTTGAGCTGACATTTCCCCCTACTCTTCTACAAATATTTATGACACGGTCTAAACACACACCTCATTGTAAAAGCCAGCCATGGAAAGACAAACCGTAAAAAATCGAGTCCAAAATCGTCAAGATTTTATAGTTCGTTGGCTCCAAGATTTCTATAATCTACCGGGTCACCTAGAGGCAATCCTTCCCATTCTAACAGGTAAGACCTCTGTGAGCCTACGTCTCATTGACTGGTTCGTCACAAATTATTCCAAGAAGTTCAATGTGTGTTATACACACGAAGACAGACAGTTTATGGTACATTTCCATTATAAGCGCGAGTTAAAGGCATATTCAAAGCGTCTCTTTGATCCATTTTGCCGGCGAGAGCGTATTAGTTTCCAGGTCCGCGGTCATCCCCCTATTGAGGAGACGACGGTGGGCCAACTGAATTTTTTCAGATGGGCAATTGAAAAGGGAGTAGTGAATTATATTGCAACACATGCTTCTGATATCGAAAAGGACATGAATGTTAGTTTCCGGGAGCATTACAAAGAGGCGCCGGAGTCAACCTCTAATACTGGTCGCAGAAAACGTAAAGAGATGAGCCAATCTGCAATGAAGTCAGTTAACCATCATGCTCTTCCTGTTATGGTAGCCTTTGATTAAACACGCGTTCAATAATTCGTGCATCAGTGTCTGTATTCCTGAACCGATTGTCTTCAACAATCGACCTCTGGACATCTCGAATAGAGGAAGATATTTTTGGTAGACGGCTTCTCTCTGATTTTCCACAAGCATCTGGATTAGGATTATCAGGAAAATATGGTTTCTTATATAATTTAACATCTATTCGACTGGCTGTTGGCATAAATGGTTCAGCTCCGTGAGTCGGATGTTTTGCTAAACCGGCCGATGTTACTGCATTTGGATACATCGTAGAGAATAGTCGTGTATTGGCTGTATCCCGAGTATCCCATTCTACTCGTACACGGGCTGTAGAATGAATACGGGCAAATTCAGGTAATGGTATTGAACTCTTATGCATCCTATTAGATGTTCCCCAATTTCCATGAACAAACACCTGCGCTGTTTTTTACAGATGTATATAATTTCCGGTCATTTCCATAAAGCTTGCTTCCACACAATTTATTAGCAGGGAAAGGCGGAGAATCTCTGGACCGGTATCGTGGTTTGCATGATTCTGTTAATAAGTCAACAAGAAGTGACTCGGATATTTCGCGGATTCCGGTCATGTTAGAATATAAATCAAATCGTTTCTTATTGTGCCATAGATTAATGCGGACCCGTAATATATCTTCTTCAATTGTATAATCCCCATAATTTGGAATACTTGGTAGCATAGATGGATTTTTCGTCAAAAATGCTAAGACAGTTCGCGGAGATATTTTCCACTGTTTTTTTGTGTAAAAGGCCGTTACTTGTTTGGGGTCCATCTTAATATTTAAACAGCTTTTCTTATTAGAGAAATAGAAATGCCCCGTGTTCCTAAAAAAACAATTAAAGAAACAATCAAATTTATTAGTAAAGGTTCAGGAATTACTGATGGTCTTGAGCTTTGGTTTTCATCGGGCCGTTTTATTTTGACTGATACTGGCTCTAAGTTCAAGGAAGATGTGACTGTATGGAATGAACCCAGTAAGCCAGCGTCAACTTCTCTTTCTTCCACTGCATAATATCGAATTGCTTCACCGTCTTTTCTAATAAGTCTGCTGTAACATCGGACCATGCATCAACAATTAAAACAGGCAGGCCTTCAAACATGGCTTCAAAGTGTCGTCCTCGTACAATAGGAATCGCACCTAAAACAAGTGCTTCCCATGTTCTATGACAGTCCAGTCCATTACCAAAAGGTGATAAGACAAATGCATGTCTGGCTATAAATTTCCAAACAAGAGTTCGAGGAACCGGTTTCAAATGCATTGTCATTAATTCCTGAGGAATTGTTGACATTGCTGACCTTCTATCTCCGTATTTATCAAGAGCTCCAAAATTCACATAAATCTTACATAATCTATCTGCCGTCTTGATTCCCTTTAAGACAGCCTCTTGTTCTTTAGGTAAATGTCCCTCATCTGGACTCTTCCATTTATGGCCAGGATTTGCCCAGATAGTATGATAATCTAGTCCTATAGGCATCTGAATACATTTTTTAACAGGATTAATCATATTTTGTGCATACCAGGCCAAGAGCAAAGGACATTCTATCAGACTCTTATAATGGACGGGATCTATTGTCAGATCTGAGTCTCCTGAAACCAGAACAAAAGGTTTCGTGATCAGAGGCAGACACTTATTAATAAAATACAGTAGAGACTCACTACACACATAGATGGAACCACTCATGTTAGAACCTAGATGGTCTGTATCAATAGCACTGGACCTTGGTTCCGATGAATGATGTGTACATGAATAAAGTAGTCCACGACTACAAACGAGATCTACTTCCATTACTTTTTAATGTTTTCCTTTTCTTAGACTTAGGCCCAAAAATAGTCAGTACGCCAAAATGATCTGAAGGATTTATTTGCATTAGATTATCTTCCATACCCCGTAAAGGTAATCTATCACCGTATACAGTGTGATCAGACATATGTTCAATAAACCAGTCAGTTTCCTCTTTGCTCAAGAGAGTTGTCTCGGTACCAATAATACGAGAGAACCGTGGTCGAAGACCTTTAGAAAAAATCCCGTCAAACCGATAAAACTTTTCAATAAATTTCTGATTCCATCGCATCACATTTATGAATGTATCCTCTGTATATCCAGGATCATGTGGATTCAAGTAACGAAAAGTGTCTATGAAACCAACAGACTTAAATTGTTGGAGCATTTCGGTTTCGGGCCAACCATTCCGCGAACCATCTAAGTCAAAATTAAAATCACCGCACAGAACAATACGTTGTCCTTTGTGTTCCGCCATCATAATATCATATATGCTTTGGAGAATATCATATCGACATCGTGAATAATGCAACCATTCATTTTTCTGTCCTGGACTGTCACGGCTTCCAGCTTGACTATATAAATTATAGACAACTAAGTTGGGAAATTCAATAATCATTAGTGCATTCTTATAATTAAGAACACCCTCAATACCAAATTGTCTTACTCTGTTTGGTGTATAGCGAGAAAGACAATACGTATCCACGCCACGACGACGGTTCTGTACTCCAGAAGGATAGGGCTCTTCACTCTTGAATGGATATTCATGAAAAAGAGCTGTATCTTTAAGTTCATTGTATGAAAATGCACTCATTTCTTGGAAAAAACATAAGTCGGCATTTACATTTCTAATAGTGTCTATAAGTATGTTTTTCCGTAGACGAAATAGATGTTGACTTCTAGGTTTTACAGCTAGGCCCCAAATATTATACGTAAGAAGTGAAAAAGTTTCTGGAACGGGCTCACCTTCAAACGTAGCATCATAATCAAGTGCTATGTTAGAAATATTCAGGTAGCAACTTAGACCAAGAAATGATTTTTCATAACCATAAGATGCACCCTGTGCAGCCATTGCGGCATCTTCTTGAACAATCGGTATTGGGCGTGCACCCTCCACACGATATTCACAATCTTTGTATGTAGGAACACACAGCCCCCGTGCAATAGTATGGCGTCCACATTTGTGAGGAGCATCAGCCGGACAGGACATCACTATTTTATGCATCGGTTTAAACCTAATGCACACTAATATGTATAGGATGCAACGCAATAAGACTCAACGTAAACGTATAAATACACCAACACCCATAGTTCCTATAGGCCCATTCATGGGCGACAATGTTGTAAAAGCTACAGAGGATAGTTTGGATGCATTTTTATCGGCTGATCTTATTTCCTTTAATCAACCTTGGACTAGACTAGATCGCGGTGCTAAATTAGACCGTTTACGGAAATACGTACAGGCATATCCTGGACTGAGTCCTGCAGAATCGGCATCTCTTTTAGCCACAATACTTCAAGCATATGAAACTAAGCAACTAAACACAAAACTTGCCATTGATTATGACCCGGTAGAAGCAAAGGTATTAGTTGTACGCGGTCTGAAAGAACGCGTAGGTCTAAGTGGTCTTCGAACATTTCGCATAGAAGCACAACCAAGAGCAACGATTCGGAGGAGCAAATCGGTTCCGGTCTTAAACGAAGAGACCAACCAGAATATATAATGGATCTTGCATCATGGTGCATAGATACTCTGCCTAATCTTTACAACCCTGGTCTCTTCGACGACGAAGAGACGACGGATGAAGTTTGGAATGCAGTACAAAATGAGATAGCACTTGTGACAGATGAAGAGGAACTAACAGAGGCACTGTTAGATGCTGCGGGAGATTGGTTTCGGCAACAACGGGAATTAGAGATAGAGTCATTGGTTCCTATAGATCAGGCAGTACTTCTTAACAAACCCCAGACGGTCCAACACTCAGCTGATTGGTATTCTCAGCGCCGTAACCGTCTTACAGCATCGGAGTTCCACCAGGTCTTAACGGGAAGTCGTGAACGACTTTTACGTTCAAAGGTGGATCCACCGGTCAGTGACCGAACTCAGAACCCTGTAGCACTTGCACAGTCCGATGGAGAAATGGTGGCTACAAGTTGGGGACATCGATTTGAACCAATAGTCCGTGAAATTTATGAACTTATGTATGGAGTCAAAGTCTGTGACACTCTGGGTCGATTTATACACAGAGACTATGAATGGTTATCAGCGAGTCCTGATGGTCTTGTTACGGAGGGACCTCGTATGGGTCGTTTAGTCGAAATCAAGGCACCTAAAAATAGGCAACCAGGTACATATGTACCGGCAGAATACTATTCTCAGATGCAGATTCAAATGGAGGTCTGTGATCTAGAGGCAGTTGATTTCATAGAGGCCCAATTCATTCAGGGACATGTTGGAACTATAGAGATTTCAAAGATTTCAGAAGGCTGGTGTGGTCAAATCAATGTTTATGGCATCTTAGAGGATCCTGCAACATGGACATATGGATATAGTCGACCGGTAAAACATCTGGCAGACATTGTTGCACCTGTTTCGGACAAACCTCTTCTAGAGTCGTCACTTTGGGCCTTAAAATCATGGTCTCCACGTACCGTTCTTAGGAATAGTACATGGTGGGATACCATTGGTCGACCTGAAGCAGAAACATTCTGGGCAGAGGTCTTGTCTAGACGGGAGTCGACAGTTGAGACGATTCAACATGTTAGCTGGTTAGGATCTTGACCGTCTTTGACTACGTCTTTGACTACGTCTTTGACTACGTCTTTGACTACGTCTATTGGTCTTTCTGCGATAACCGCCACTGGCTTTTGTTGCTTCTTCTAATGTAGAAAACTCTTTCCAAGATTTCCACAGAAATCCCACTTTTTTATAAAATTTGCCTGTTCCATTATTAAATAATACTCCTGGTGCTCCTGTTGGGTCAGATCCAGGTGGAAGTGTACCATTAAAACGTTCTTTAAGTGCCTCTTTCGCATCTGTATATTTTTGGACTCCTGCACCTACAGCATTTACAGGATCAAATTGCATTTCTAATATACACATATATTTTTAACAGTCACCATCGCATGGTACTGCCGATCCAAGAGCAACCGGTTGATATATAGAACCTACAAAATCACTGCGGGCCGAACATGAGTCCGGGTAGTCTCGCCGATAATTGTTTGTTCTTTGAACGTACTGGCTTCCAAGTTCACCCTGTCGCCCCGCATCAGCAGAAGCACATGATTCAGCAGTCATTGATGTTAGACCCGTCTTGACTTTCAGAAAGTCTTTGAGTGCAACAGGTCCTTCCAGTGCAGTAATATAATCAACATATGCCTCTGTTAGAATTATACTAGTATGTTTATTTATTTGAATCCAATGTAAAAAAGTAAGAGCAATTAAGATAATGAGCAAAAGAAGTACCATCCTTAGTATTCGACTATAAAAAAGTTGAACCATGCTACTGGGGCCAAGCCGATTACGGCGTCAGAATGACTGAACTCCTGCAAAAGTATATTGATGGTATCCAAGATGACAGCGACAAGTGGGACGATGACATTAAGACCACATGTCGTATTCTAGCATCTCTTCTAAAAGAGAAAGACAAGGAAGAGGCCTTGATTGTCCTGCATCAAGAGACAATTGACGCAGCCGAGAAACAGGCAAGAGGATGGAGAGGTCCAGCACTTGTGACAAAAGACAAGAAAGGTGCCGAACAAGGAATCCTCGTTGCTACTCAAAAAATCAAGGGTCTCGACAAAGAAATCCAACTCTTCAAGGAATTTCTGGCACAGTGGGAGCAGACCAAGATGGATCCGGAAGAGAGGGGCCGACTCTTGTACGAGGAAAAAATGGCAGAGTTTGAAGCCGATGGAGGCTCGGTTACTTTGAGATTTTCTTCCCGTAGAGTATGAAGATGCAGGCCGGCTCAATAATTCTTATCAGTATGATTGCATCTATAACATTTGGTATTATAGATGCACTCAACTTCTTTTTTGTCGAAGATACTCTTAATGAATTATGGAAAACCTTTCCAAGTATTGACCAGAATACAGTTCCTATTATAAATGGTGGTATATCCGCGGCTATTTCTATTGTTATATCCTATTATGTAGAAAAATATATTAGTGCACATTACAAGGTCATTTCTCATCCCGCAATAGATGCATCAGGAGTTATTATAGGAACAATGCTAGTAATTTTTGCATATATCTTAATCTTCAAGGAAAGACCTAGTGTAAAATTAATACAATCGGCTATGAAATCAAAGGGGGGACAGTAGGTACAACAAGTGTTTTCAACCATCTCTGAACTCTGTCTTTAGCTACTGCATTCTCTTTTACAAGAGAACCAGGTTCAGCCATTAAATGGGATCCATCACTTTCTATTGTATTAAGAAGTGATGCTGTCCAAAGAGCCATTTCTAAACCTCCTTCGCGGAAACCAGCTTCTGTTTCTAAACAATCTCGAAGTTCACATAAGTACTTAAATTGATTAAAGAGCCATGATTGTCTAGCTAAAACCGCGGTATATTGAAATTTCCACGATTTACCATGTTTATTTGGTTGATCTTGGACAAAGAGCCGATTATTTACAGCCTGTAATTTACTCTGAAATGAAAGTGGAAATAGACTCCAGTGTTGATGAAAAAAGGTGTAATAATCTTGGCGATCCGATGTAGCTATACTTGATAGACAATCATAGTAGATTGACCAGTGATTTTGGGTATAATTCTCACGGATCCAGTCTGGTAATGTCTCATGAAGATGGAGGCCCGCTAGATTTAAGTCATTGTTATCCAAGTGTAAGTCTTCTTGGATATCTAATTCTCCCGCTAGCAATCTTAACACTAAGTCCTGTACTGTTGAACCCCGATGTATATCATTGTCTATATTCGGTGAACTATTATTCTGTAGAAGTTTGCGGAGGTCACCGCGATGATGTTTCCACATAGGTGCAATAGTTTCTACTGTAACACCCATCCATTTAGCACAGGTTGGAATATCTGGTGCCTGTATTTCACGACACATACAGATTCGCATAAGTGGTTGATATCGTTTTTCTTGCCACTCATTCGATATACAGATAATTATGTTAGGTCCCCTGTAATCTTTTAAAATGCGCACTAATTCTGATAAACCACCACGGTCTCCTACTGACATTCCATCGATTTCATCTAAGATAACTCCGAGTGCACGATGTCCTTCTGGTCTGAAAAAATCGGCTACATTTGCAGAGTTTAATAGAGGTTCTATGAGATCTGACATAGCGGCCTTGTGTCTGAATTGACTTGCATTGCATTCAACTGCTCTGAGACCGGCATCTTCAATTAGACGATGGGCCAGTGTAGTCTTTCCTACACCTGGTGGGCCATATAAAAATGCGGCCTTCTTATCTGGTTTTCTTATCCAGGCTAAGAGGGCATCATAATGTTCTTTATGGAGCAACGGACTCCATTCCATTATTATTATGAGATGTTTGATTGTTTATATATAAACGAATGTCTAAGTTCGTCGAACGAACTTAGACCATCAGTCTTTATTTAACTGTATAACCCTTGCTTGTCAGCTCGGTCTCTAAAAGAGACCTTGCTTGTCAGCGTTGGGGTTAGTATAACCCCTGCCAAGTCAGACCCTTCACACGAGCATTAGTAATCTTCTGATTGACCGTTCCACTAGGATCAAAGGCAAACCTAGAATAAGAAGTATTATCAGGCGGGGTTAAGTTATTCGGATCCGACTTATTAATATTAGGATTATTTAGTCCAACCAAGTCAAAACATCCCTTCACTTCCGCACCCGCATTATTTTTCTGGGTAACACTTGTTAAATAATCAGGACACACAGTTATATACGGAGGCCAATTAGAACTAGAATCTGCCGATGAAAAATAATACAAGTACATGATGACCAAAAGAACCAGACCCAAAATTAACCAAATTATTGCCGTAATAGCACGGTCCATGGTAAACAGCGTATAGCATAGCCAGAGATGTACAAATAGTCCGACTATCCAATAAATCCACTTTGCCATTTTAATCGATTTCTTAGAAAACGGCATCTTACTATATTCTTAGATTTCTTCTAAACACAGCATATTAATAGTCTCCGTATATTGGTCCGGTTTTCCTATGATTTCATCCATTTCAGAATCTGATAGATATTGATCTGCAGATAAACAGAAATCAGTCAGAGCCACTTTCAGCAGAGCATATATAGAGTCTCTGTCGGCCTTCCATGGAGTCTTATAGATCTGACATAGTGGTTTCATGTGTTCCAGGATTATTGTAGGTGAACACCAATCACGGGCCTCTTTCAAGCCAATTAATGTCTGATACAGACGATGGATGAAATAACACAGTGGTGTTTTCCTTTTTTTTTGCATTACAGGCAGTAGCTTAGAACTCCGGAGATTAGCCAGGGGTTCAAACTCTGGGTGAATAAATGAACCATCGGACCTTCTTTGAATCTGAACCTTCGTAAAGTCAATAAAACAACCTCCTTCATCGTATGTGACATCAAAGAGGACATTATCAAGAATTTCTTTAGTCGGAACAGGATAAAATTCTGTTATATTTCTGCCCGAATAATCTTGAACAATAAGTCGGGTAGTTGGACATGTTAGATTACACAGATCATATAAGAATCTCATATCATCTGCCGATAATTGTGGGTCTTTTGAAAAGCCCGGGATAAGACTTATAAATGGTGTTTCAAAGTGTTTTCTTTTAATGAAGAATGTAGTATTACCTGACACAGCCATATCAGCATTAGAATATATTCCATTATTTTTAAAATAATTGGGGGGAGACTCGAGTAAAGGATCCATTAAGATACATATCTTCTTCCCTGGCCATTCACTAACAAATGCGGGGCACTGTTGTTCGGGATTAATAGCACAGCCTATTGCAAAATAGATTAGTGCCGGTTTCTGTGTCTTACAATAATCTAAGATGTAATTCATACGTATACATTTAATCAGTTTAAAAATGTCAAGTTTATTCTAACACAAAGATTTCTATCTCAGTGTATAGGGGGAATGGGTTTAGTTGTTAAAAAGAATAATTTGCCTACAATAAAAGATACAAAAACTCTATATAATTCTTTGAATGCAGAAATGCCATCGGATATAATGAATTCCTTTACAAAATCAAACTTTAATACGCATCTTCTTGAAAATTTTTTAATGACATTTCCTAATAAGAGAGCTATTATTAAGGAATGGTTTCAAAATTTTGGTATTCAAGAAGATGATCCTTTTGTTAAATTTAAAAAAGCAGCTATTCATGGATTATGGGCTGGAGCTATACTTGCTATCAATCTGGGTATCTTTCCTATACCTATTTCGATTATGATGAATGCTAATATACATCATCATCCTGCTATGCGTTTTTTAGTAGGAACTATTGCTATGATTTTATGGCCAATAGTGTTTATCTATGCTCTTATTTATATGAGAGGTCGACCTTATTTTGGTCTATTTCCTTTAATTGAAGGAACAATATCTTCTCCTGATGAATGGTATCCTATCTGGCTAATAAAAAATATAGGATTTAACTTACTCTTAGCTCCATTTATCAAGATTGAAGATAGTAGACAATATTTAGATTTTATTAAAACATATCTTAGTTCTGAGGGGCCATATGTTCCAGAAGAAGTGTATGAAAATGCTAGAACTGTTGCTAGGGCTTCTGCTCCTGCATCTGTTGAGCCTGCATCTGCTCCTGTCGTAGCCTCAAGTGTTCCGGGACAATAATAGGTGTTCGTGCAGTCTCATCTTTCAGACTCATATAAAAATCTCTTATAGACTTATCTTTAACAATTTGCGATAACTTCAAATTAGTCTTAACTAGTTTAGGATTCACTTGAAGTAAGAGATTCCGTTTATCAAACGTATTTGTAGAATGACATATGCATAATAAATGATCCTGTGTCTTCATTTGAAACATTGGTGTCTTATAGTCTTTCAAGTATGATTTCTCCTCAGCCATTACAACTGTCTCATCATATAGATTGGCCTTTCCATAAGATGTAAAATATGCCATTGTGTTATTTGTACAATGATTCTGATTATATGGGCCAATTCGCCATATCTCATGTCTGTCTGTGTAATACAGTAAGACTTCGGAACAACCGGCTACCTCAATATTCTTGGACTTATTGGCCAAAAGAACTTTTACACAATCTCGTATACGTCCTGGAGGATAATAATCATCATCATCCATGCATACACAAATATCACCCTTGGCCTCTTTGTTCAAGATATTCCGCATCTCACCAATCTTTACCTTACGGTCTGTAATAGAAATGTGACGGACATTTTTGAGTCCTGAAGCTCGAATCAAGTCATCTATTTGATCCGGTCCATTATCCAAAATAATCCATTCTATGCGTTCCATAGGATAGTCCTGTTGTTTGAAGCAGGCTATGGCTGACGGCATAAATAAACGTCTGTTATATGTCGGAGTCAATACAGATACAAATGGACGAGACATTGTTTCTACTTATTAGTTGTATCTTTAGGAGCAATCTGAAATGATGGAATGCCGAGGCCTACTTTGGGATCATTTGTAGGATTCGGCCATCTCAGTCGTGTTTCCTCCGTACAGTCACACGTAAAACCGTTTACTGTCTCAACTAGCGTAGTGCCGTCCTGTTTCTTTAGTGTAAATTTAACTTGGCCACAGTCTTTGTAATCAATTAGCGAGGGACCATCTACAATTGTCACGATTTCACCAACGGTATATGCAGTATTGGTTGCAACCTTTACAACCTTGCATACACGGTTCTCGAAGTCAATAATCTCCAGTTCATCTGCTGAATTCATATCTACATAGGAGAAATTGTACTATATCCTGTGTCAAGTTTAAACACGTCTATTACAATCTAACATATAATGTCAGATTATCGAAGAGAACTCCGAGATTTTATTGCATCATCGTTACATAATCAACTTACGGATCAATGCACACAAGCAAATCAACCGACCTGGATTACTACTACTCTGAGACCACATCAACTAACTCTGTTAGCCGCCGCAAAAAAACTAGAGACCTGTGCTACTCTGAGTGGTCTAACATCGGATTCTCAGCTTCTTACTAAGTATGGTATCTTGGCTGACCGTGTAGGAGCCGGCAAGAGTCTGGTTGCACTTTCACTGGTAAAAGAAGAACCTCCCCAAACATCTAGTCTTGTCATTCGTAATGGAAACGAGTATCTGGACTCACTTATTGTGAGTATTAGACATATGCCGGCTGTGTCAGATATAATAGATATCAGTGGTTCAGAAGATCGCAAAGTCTATACTCGTGCATCTCTTTGTATTGTACCGCACAATGTATGTCCTCAATGGGAGTCCTATATCAAAGACCAGACTACGTTAAATGCTTCTATTATCAAAAGAACAAAAGACTGTGAAAAAACAATGGCGGATTTGCTACGTTCTGACATAATTCTGGTTAGTTCCACTATGCTTAAAAAATTCATGGCTATTTTTCCCGATTTTTCACGGGTTATATGGTCCCGTCTTTTTGTAGACGAGGCCGACTCTATTATATGTACGGTACGGCACGGAGACATTTCGGCCCGCTTTACCTGGTTCATTTCGGCCTCGTGGGTTAACATGTTATTTCCATCAGGTATCCATAGTTATAGTATGAATAATTTGCCAGAAGAATATCAGCTTGCACTTGGGTCCGGAATTATTCCAGGTATACAGTCGCGGTATGGATTCATTTATCATACACTTTCAGATACTCGATACAGTGCATTTACACAAATTCTTATTAAAAATAATGATCTCTGGATTAATGAGAGTCTGTCAAGACCGGTGATATCACATGAGACAATTTTATGTAAGACTCCCGCAAATCTTAGTATTCTCAACGGATATATTTCGGCGGCGGCCATGGAGGCTCTTCATGCGGGAGACACGGTCGGTGCACTAGATGCACTTGGTCTTAAGACGACTACCAAAGAGACCTTGGTCGACCGTGTAACAATGAGTCTGCGCGGAGATCTTGCCCAGGCCGAGCGTCTTCTAGAATTCAAACGGACAATGGATTATTCTACGCCTTTGATAAAACTCCAGGCTATTGAAAAGGCTGAACAAAAAGTAGCCCGTCTCCGTGAACAACTTGAGTCTCTCGAGGCCCGTATTAAGTCAGCTAGTCAGGAATCTTGTCCAATCTGTTTTGAGCCTCCTCAGACTCCAACATTGACTCCCTGTTGTCGGCATTCATTCTGTCTATCTTGTCTATGTGAGTGCATGAAATCTAGACAGGCGTGTCCTTTGTGTCGGACACCTATAGCATCATTATCGGAACTATTAGTAGTAGGAGAAAAAGACACAGAAACGAGTAAGTCTCTGCCTACCAAGTCTACAGCACTGTTAGAACGTTTATTAGCATCGAATGAAAATGAACGATTTCTGGTATTTTCGGCCCACGAGGCCTCGTTCAAAGGTCTCAAAGAACTCTTGTCATTAAATGGAATACGGTGTGAACTCTTATCTGGTTCAGGGGCCAGAGTAGAGCGATTAAGAAATCAATTTGGTGATGGAACTATTCGAGTTCTGTGTATGAATGCTCGTCATGTAGGTGCAGGAATAAATCTGGAAGCAGCGACTCATGTGGTATTATATCACCGTATGAATACGGAATTAGAAAAACAAGTTATAGGACGTGCAGTCCGATTTGAGAGAAAGACCGAATTAAAGATTATACACTTGGCCCATGAAGGTGAGAATGCTGTAAATGGTTCCCAGTGTTCTGAAATTATTATGCACGCCTAAATTTGACTGTTGACTTGGGCAATGATAGTAAGTAATGATTATTAGTCTAGAAGGTAACATTGGTTCTGGAAAGACGACCTTTCTGGAGGCTCTGGCTATTTCTTGCCCAGATTATGAGATTGTGTTAGAACCCATAGAGGAGTGGATGACTGAGTATGATGGCCATTCTATTCTTGAACTCTTTTATCAAGACAAGACCCGATGGGCCTTTACATTTCAAAATTATGCTATTCAGACCCTAGTTGCAGCGGTAAAAAAGGTTCTGGAACCGAATAAGATTATTGTAACGGAACGCTCGGCTCTAACATCTCGGTACGTATTTGCCCAGATGTTAAAGGATGCAGGTCATATTTCAGAGGTTGAATGGGCTCTTTATCTCAAGATGTTTGAGGATTATTCTTCTCAGGTTCCTCTTAATGGAATTATCTATCTTACAACGGGGCCAGAACTCTCTGCTCAACGGATTATGGATCGCGGTAGACCCGGTGAAACTGTTTCTCTTGAGTATTTGACTGAGTTGGATTGCAAACACCGAGCCTGGTTAGATTCTTCTGTTCTTCCAGTTCTCCGTATTGGATCTGAGTATTCGATTGAATATAACATTGAAATGGTCCAAGTATTTATTAATAGTCTTATTCGAAATTAATTCTGAATCTTAAGTATAAGATGTATCTTTGGATGAGTCTCTTTACTGCCGTACTCTTTTTTGTATTAACGCCCGGTGTTCTACTGCGTCTGCCTCCTGGAGGCTCTAAGCTTGTGGTAGCTGGGGTCCACGCTGTAGTCTTTGCAGTAATATATGGCCTGGTTCACAAGGGCGTGATGCAAATGCTGTATCCTGAGGGATTCATGTCTGGTACTGCTCATGCTTCTGGTACTGCTCATGCATCTGGTACTGCTCATGCTTCTGAAATGAATGCCTGCCCTACTGGATATTCTAAGGGCCCTGATGGTAAATGCCAGCCTATGGACTAACAAGCCAATGGACTAATAAGCCTATGCATAAAATATTCATATTTGATTTTAAAAAACAAAGATGAATAGGATGACTAAGAAAACACGAAGACAAAAAGGCGGTGCCACATTATTTAATCAAACATGGGGTTTATTCGGTACTAACCGTTCCAAGATGCCGACTCCTAACAGTCCTAATTATCTCATAGACTTAATGTTATATAATGGTACTGATGATGAAACATTAAGTGCATTACAAACATATACTGGATCTTTTGATCCATTTAAACCTACTTCACACAAGGATGAATCATTATTGTATATGGCACACAAGAGAAAAAAAGTTAAGGTTGTAAAGTATTTACTCTTACGTAATTGCAATCCAATGACGGTTAAATGTTATTGGAATGCAATTAATTTTATTAAAGATTATCCAAGATATGATGAGTTATGGAGAGAAATAAATAATACTAGTCAAGGTATTGATGTATTAGATCCTGATGTTTATAATAATATATATTCGTATGATAAGAAAACAAAAGTTTATTCAGAATCAATAGATAAGTCTTCATTAAATCGTTACTTATCAAATGGTGGAAAACCCGGGCTCATACTACCTTATACAGCTAGACGAGGTTCTGATCTAAATTTTACTCCATTATTATTAATGCAAGGGGGTAAACGGACTCATACAAGGAAATTTCTTAAACTATAATAGATGGCAGGAGACAAACGTTTGGAAAACTCTCGTTAGGAGCCCTCGTTAGGGTTTTCTAACCAAAGGTTAGGAGCCCTCGTTAGGGTTTCCTAACCAAAGGTTAGGAGCCCCATTGCTCATTACATACTAGACAACAATATTGATATTTCAGATTCTTAGCATCAGTCTTGATATATAGAATATCACGAGTGGTTATATCTGCCTGACTTGCACATGCCGGATTAGGGCACGGAATTGTTTTCAGATGAGGCAGAGTTGGATCTAACTTTGTATAGTCATTAAGAGCAGACACAGTCTGTTTCTGGCCCGTAGCAGAATGAAATGTTGTTTCCAAAATCAATGCATCTTTTGAATTCTTCGGATTCATTTCCTCTTTGAATCCACAATGTCTGCATATTTGTTCAAGTTTCTGCGCATTTGTTTCTAAGAATAAGTAATAAGAACACACTGGACAAAATCGCATTCTACTTATTTATATATATTGTTCTTAATGTCAAGTTTTTGACTAAGCAAAACTTGAATTATGACCAATCATTTTAGCAAATACAATGGTACAACCCAGGCTCCTAGATATCTTTGATCCTAATCTTGATAAATGTGCATATTGTGGAAGACAGACCTATGTTACTAAATGGATTTCAAATAAACATATTTTCCACTGTCCTTTGCATGCCGATGATGCTGACAAAGATATTCGGGATTATCTTAAACTAGAAAATAAAATCAGACGAAAAGATGCATTGGAAGATCCTATATTTTCTATTTTACCATTTAAGCTAACTGTTAAGAGAAGCGATGGTACAATAGAACATGACTGGGAACTCCAACTAGGACCCGAAGAAATCCTTATTCTGAAAGAGGATGAATGGAGAATCTGTGTATGCAAGATAGATCCTCCACGTTATATAACCAAGATGATTGCAGTTACAGATTTAAAACTATCTATATCGGAAGAACACGTCGACGAATTCATTGTTAGACTAGAGTCACTTTCAAAAGAGTCTCACACGCCGCCTTGATCTCAGGATCTATAGAGTCCCATACAAAGTCTGCAGACTTATCAATTTGGCTATACAGAGAACCATTCCACTGTCCATTAATTCCAATATGGGCTACTGCACTTGGTTTACACACATTAAATATTTTGCCGACTAGATGACATACGGACCAATCATCATGGGATACACCTAGTCGAGACCGAATATTTTGCATTGTTTCACGAGTGAATACCATACCTGCAAAACCGGCTGTATCTTTAATATAATACGTATCACAATCCTTGTTTACAGGATGGCATGTTGAATTATATAATGAACCAATCTTGAAGTCGGGAGTAAGAATTAGCTCATCTAAGCGGGCCCTCCAATTAGGAGCTACAATCATATCACTGTCAATGATGACTAGATGACTATAATTACCTTCTAAGAATTGATTGAAACAGTAATGGGTATTTAAGAGGGGGTGCCGATGTTTCTGTGGATGTTTGACTACTGTGGCCCATGGAAACATAACCTGAAGTTCGGCTCCCGAATATTCAGTAGATGCATCATCGGATACTAAATAATCTGTGTTCTGAAGATCGAGTTCACTTGCCTGCAATGATTCCGCCATGAGAGAAATAATAGACTTCCGATTCCATGATGGAGTGGCTACTAGAATTTTTGTCTTTTCCATTTGCTTGGTATAAGATTTTAGTAAGCTGATTTAGACGAAAATAATTATATACTATAGAATGAGTTTATTAATTAATATGATTAAATCACAGCCCGAAAATGAAATATTATCTGCCATTATTGGTTACCAAGGCGATGTAAATGTGAAAGATATGCAAGAAAAATCTGCTCTGATGTATGCTTGTCAAAAAGGTTATAACAGAGTAGTAGAAGAATTATTAAAGAAAGGAGCGGCAGTAGATGCTAGTTCTGGTAATAATATTACGTCTCTCATGCATGCTTGCATGAAGGGTCATAAAGAAATAGTAGAACTTCTAGTTAATGCAGGTGCGGATATAAATGCTAAGTCTGATGTTGGAAAGACTCCTCTTGCATATGCAAATGCAAATGGAAATCAGGATGTAATAAATTATTTAACTAGCAAAGGAGCCAAAGGTGGATACCGTAAACGTAGACGTACTAGACGTACTAAACGTAGTCATAGCAGAAAAAATTAATCACCAAAAATTTTTGTCTTTTTTCGTTTTGTCTTTTGTCTTTTCGTTTTATCTTTTCGTTTTGTCTTTTCATTTTGTCTTTTGTCTTTTGTCCGATCAGTCTTTAAGAGTCAAAGACCAGACGCTCAATCTCCCCTGCAGAATCACGGACCTCCCTTGTATTCTTGCAGACCACGTAGCCCACGTCCCAGCCCTTGGCAACCTTTAGATCATCCAGGCAGTGAGGCTTCCCAGGCACTGGTGCACCGAAGTAGGAATGCGTGATCACGTGGCCCTGGAAAGGATGTGCCATAGTGCATGCAATCACCCACTTACTGGTCATATCATTATCCTGCATTAAGATAATCATATGACCAGACTCGAGGACAACATTGTAGACGGCATCCAGAGTCTCCTCCTTTGCTCTCACAAGATGTCCAGGATGATCCCACGTTGCCTTAAACAGATCAGATGCCAACTCACCAGTCTCATCGCTGATGAGAACAGGATGGAACTCTGTTAGACCTGCATTACCGAAGCGGACAATGAGCTGTGGGCCACTGACATCGTAGCGGACCACGCACTTGATGACATTGCCCTTATCGCAACCAGGATCTAGGAGGATGTCACCTGCACGAAGCTCATCTACCCGCTTGGACCCATTCAAGAGGCGCACTACAGTGTCTCCCGTGAAGCAACCGCCAGAATAGTTCATGGTCGGAGCTATGTAGGCAGGAGCACCACTACCACTAGTAAAGCTGGCCCTGATGGGAGGCAGGCCCTCATAGATGAGAGCACCATCAGAAATTGCTTGCCTAGTGACAGGGCCACAGTAGTGGAAAGAAGACTCATCTTTGAAATTCATAGGCCACTGGTTGCAGTGTCCACTGACAACGCCTGGCAGATAGTGTTTGCCCCACTTGGCATAGTTAGCCGGAACAAATGCCTTGGAAATCTGGCCCTTGTAGAGGTCAGGATGATCAAGATCTGTCAGAAGAGCGGTAATGTAGGGTGTGACTCCGTTGCGAGACAACATAGCCTTGAGTGTATCAAAGCAAGGTCTGGTCCCTGAAAGGCTGGTTACGAAGAGACTGTGAGCCAGAGCATTGATGTCTGCCTCGGTCTGCTCACCCACCTCGGTACCAATCTCCTCGGTGCTGATTGTCTTGCCATGGGAGCAAAGACGGACAAGGATGCCCTCGGGTGCTCCGCGCACAATAAAGGTGCGGGATTGGCCAGCATTGAGAAAACCAATGGGGATAAATGCACGGTCACAACTGATTAAACGAAGACTCATGTCCGTGTGGGTGACAGTTGCAAGATTAGCAAAGAGATGGATGGCCACCTGTGCAAGAACACTGCCATCAGGCACATAGTAGAAGTCACCGCCACCAACTTTTGCAATCTGACGGAGCAGGTCAGACTGGAGTGCATCACCGTATCCGTAGCCGATGGTGTGGAGCGTGAACTTGATGTCAGGATGGCGCTCCTTCCACTCTACCAGTGACCCCACAATACCCCGTACAGGGTCGAAGGAGGGATCGGACTCACCATCAGTCTGGAAGAGGATGACATTGTTGGCACCTGGACTGGCAGATGCCTCAAGAGCAGAGAGTGCACCCTGGATACCAGCCCAGAAAGAAGTACCGCCACGAGGCTGAATCTGGGGAATAGCGGTCATTGCCTGTGTCTTTCCCTGGGGCGTCATGGCAGTAGTCGGTAGATAAGTGACGACTCGGTCATCAAAGCCAATGATCGTAAGACGGTCATTGGTCTTGAGAGTCTGTGTAAGCGCTTTCGCAGCATGCTGAGTCAGGTCAGTACGACTCATTAGACTGGAATCCTCTGGTTTTTGGCCTGGTGGCAGAATCTTAGGCTCTGTTGCGCGTCCACCCATGGAGCCAGACATGTCGACTACAAGAATGGCATTCAGAGGCAAAGGCTGTGCATCAGTGGGAACTGACACACTAACAACGATGTCATTGCCGGGAATACGCTTCAAAGTCATCGTGGGAATGACTGCTGGGCCTTGACCTTGACCTTGTCCTTGACCTTGTACTGGTGCTTGTACTGGTGCTTGTACTGGTGTAGAAGCAGATGCAGCAACAGCATCGTCGATGATTCCCTTCAGGTCAAAGTTAACGACTGGCGTGTAGCTCGTTGGGATCACGGTCCGGCAGGTGGGACAAGAAGCTGGAGACCACCCACCATAGGCAGATGCCTGACTCATGAGCGTTTGCAAACTGATCCGGTCAAAGGTATGACCGCAGGGAGTCGTGCAGGGCTCCGTCATCAGACCAAGGTGAATGGGGCAGCAGAAACGCGGGTTGCTTGAAGGATTGCTCATTTTAATCAAAGGTTCTTACCTAGGACTACTTACGTGTGGCTGTACCGTGACCGTGTCAACTTTTTTGCATGCTTACGCTTTGACTTTGAACGTCTAGTCTGTTTATTTTTATAACCTCCTGATTGCGGTGCAGTCCAAACTGGAGTTATATCCTTAAAAGGAGCAAGACCATCTCTTGTTATTTTATTATAAAAACGGTCAGCCCCGCCTTCTACATGAGAAAAGTGTAGAATTTCTGCAGTTCTAGTTTTTTCATATCCCCAATTAACATAGAAAGACTTTAAACTACTACACATTCCAATATCTACAAATGCTAGATGCGGGCCTCGAGCATCAAAACAACTAGTTAATACACATCCACCAGTTGAACAATTATTAGGCTGTTGATAATCTGGTTTTGTAAAAATCTCATGAAAATGATTATTTTCAGGCCAATTTTCTGTTGGACAATGACCTACTACTATCATTTGATATGGACTGGTAATAACCTGTGAGCAAACTGAACCACTTGGATTTTTTGCATACCAACGTGTCCATAACGGACTTGTTACCTTACCAAAACTACTAGGTTGCGTACATGTAGGACTAGTAGCTGATACACAACTAAGAACATCATGATAAACATCAGTAATTTTATCTAAACCGTTTGCATCTATATAATTTTGTATTTCTAACATAATATCAAAAAACGGTGAGGCTGGATTTTCTTCAGGATGAAAACCACCGTGAATAAATGCAAGTTCTGTCCCTACACTTAACATAAGAAATGGACTACATCTATAGAATGGTAAAAGATAATAAGCTCTTCTAGCAGGAGTTCCAAAATAATTTTTTGATGATTTATGGACATACAAATCATAAAATTCAGGAAGTTGATTTTTTCCAATATTATTATAAATAACTGTATGATAATCGTGATTTCCTATTGTAAATCTAATTTCTGAATTAACGGCCCGTGCCTTTATCCGTAAATTATGTAGATAAATATGTAATAATAATTCTATATTTCCTAAAGTATCATCAACTTCATTATATCCTCTTTTTCCATCTATAAGATCTCCAATAATAATTAAGAGAGTATTTGGTTTAATCCAATTTATAGTATCTAATGATGCCATAATATCAGGTACAGTTATGTCATCATTATCATCATTTATTAGTTCGGCCCGTTTAAACAAAAAATGTAATTTCCGCAAGTCTGCATGTATATCACTTGTAACATATACATGTTCATATCTTGGTTCGATTATATGTGGCATTTGAAATGCAGGAACATTTGCATTAACTATTCTTACTATTTCATCAAGTTGTGCTCCGTGATCGCCAGGACTTAACAGAGGTACAATTATTCCGTTTGGTATCATTTAATTTTATAAGATATAATTAATGGCGCTTAAAAGAATTACAATAAATAAGAAAAAAGGTAAACAATTTCTAATACATTGGTCCGGAGGAGCCTCTTTTGTAGTACAGGTTTTTGGTAAGACAATGATTGTATATACGAGTAAATATTCGCCCGATATTGAAGCAGACAAAGAAGTATACAGAACAACTTTCAAAAAACTATTTGTTCCATCGAGTCTAAAACCAGGTGATCCTGAACCGGCAGACTTATATAATATAGGTCTGGCGGGAAACTCTCTCTTAGCCCACATTGATTCTAACAGATATATCTATGTCGGCCATGATGTAGTAGAAGTTATTCTAGATGAACCCGTAGAAAGTTATTATTCTGAACTAGATACCGGATTTGCCGGTAATAAGATCTTTAAAATTCCATCAGATGCACCATTGGCCTATGCAATAACTCCCTCATATGTCTATTGTTTCCATCCATGGAAACGGTATGATCGTGCAATATTTCCAAGTCTCCGTGATATTATTCCTCCTCTGAATCCTGCAAGTAATTATGTTCCATCATTAAAATCTGATATGCGGAAAACGGCCAAGCGTATGAATAAAAAGATTCTGGTAAAGTTTGTAAGTTATTAACAAGGAACTGCACTAAATGATACCATATTTCCATTTATATTGTGCTTAAAATCTGTAATAGACTTTCCAGATTTTTTGAGAAATGCTTCGAATTGGTCCATAGTAACCGTTAAATTATACGTTGGTGCAAAACTTTCTACCTCAACACCTGCAACATTAATGTTAGAATATGAAGATAGACCCAAGTTGTAATATTTAATTTCCTCTTGAGCCTTTTGTTCTAGACCTAGATCACGAGCATGTATCATCTTGCCATCTACAGCTACACGATGGCCCGGAGAAATTAGAAGATCTTCAATAGCACTGTAAGAACCCTTGGGAATCAGAAAAGGATTCGTAGATTCACTGGGCGTATATGATTTGCAGAAAATTTTCTTAATTGTTTTAATTCCGTCCCTAGTCATCACTTCATCTCCTATACTGAGAGAATCAATGCGACGGTATCCAGATGGTGTTAAGACTGGTGCATTTGCAAAGAAACAAGATGGATTCTCAGTATAAACTGGGGACCAGACTATACCATACCCACCACCATACCATGTTCCCCCACCAAATACTGAATCAAATGGTGTAAATGTAGACCAAGTATTAAAATCAGTTGTCGTAGCTACTGTGTATCCATTGTTTGCTCCTGTAACAGCCCAGTATGAACCATTATAGCCTATTCCTTGCACAGGACCTGTAAAAGATATGCCTGATGCTAGATTTAAAGCTGTATAATCAGAACCATACGCAACTATTCCTGTACCTGTTGAATCTATACCACTCGCTACAAGTGTATTATTTCTGTATGACAGTGCATGACAAACACCGGAACTAAATGGATCAGAAGATGAATCTGCTACACTAAACCAATTATTTCCGACTGTATCAGGATTGTAAAACAGTGCATTCCCATCAGCACCTTGTCCTCCTACTAACCAGAATGTATTGTATCCATCATCATACCATTGTACACAATATCCTATTACATCAGTTGCAGTGTTAGACATATTAAACGGATTACTGGATGTATTATACCAGTCCTTTCCATTCTGACTTGTTATAGTACATTTTGTATTATCCGCTGATGAACCTACCGCCATCCATAAATTCACCTGGCTAGACCATGCTACACCATATACTTGTTTTAATGGATTATTATTTGCAAGAGTCCAAGAATATCCACTCACATCGGTACTGTATGCAAGTGTGTTACTTCCTGCAACCCACATGGAGCCATTCCACGCAATACAGTTTGCATTACGATTCATTGGATTAATACACTTCGTCCAATTTACTCCATCCCTACTTTGCCCAATATGTGTCCCTACTGCAACTATCCATGTCCCATTAGTGGCAACAGCATTGGCTTGGTGACCATCTCCATTAAAAAAATTATTAGGAACTCGAGGGGTCCATATACTTCCATTTCCACTCGTTGCTATGCAAGGAGATTGACCATTAGAGTCTCCCACAACTATCCACAACCCAGACATTATATTCATCGTTAATATTTTTAGGCCATAATATATAGTTTTTAACCAAGATATATATTAGGGCATGGAATTCTTGAAGAGTATAAAAGAACTTGTGGGTGACTCTTTAGTATTCAAGAAAGGGGATCGATATTATGCTGGCCAGGTAACGGATAAGATATATAATCTTGAAACCGAAACTTCCTATGATTATAACATTAATGTGCTTGTTAATGAAGATGGGAGTACTGTCCCGGCTTTGTTTTTTAAATATTCTGATTCAACTGATGTCTGGTATTCTAAGGATCCTATAAAAATTCTTCCTGGTCAGGATGGATATGATATTATTGTATCTGAAACAAGTTGGACTGAGCCGGATCTTACAGATGAAAGTCTGTTATGTACAGTTGAATCATGTGATACTAAGCCGGTTACTCGTAATTTTACTGCCAATAGAAAGCCATCATCTCTCACGGAAGCTGTGTACAATACTATAGATAAAACCAGTTGGGGGCCGAATGAATATGTTGAATTAGGTGAAGGCCTGACGACTGCAGATGGACGGCCTATTCTTGGTAGAGATGGAAATCAGATTATAGAAGTCTGGTATTTGAATCCAACTACAAACCAGAGTACCTATATTTTACCGCCTGGTGCTACTGTACGCGATTACGCGGTTACAACTGAGATAGGTCGTCAGTTCCAGGAATTAAAAGATAGTTATAATGCATTAATTCTCAAAGGTCAGGCAGAAGCTAGAACATCTGTTGCAGCTGCTGTTGCAGCTGCACCTAATTTGGCAGCAGCAAAGGCCATAGCTAGTGCTGCTGCAACTTCTGGTCCTAAGTACTCAGAACTTCCTGAAATCAAGGGGAAATTCAAAGAATTAATGGGCCAAAAAGGTGGTGCTCTTAAAGAACTTGAGCGCTGGCAAAAAGCGTTAAAATCTGGTGTACCGGAGCCAGGTGTAAGAAGAAAGATGGCCGAAGCAGGTGAGTCCCAGGCTGATATTGATAATTTTTTTGCTAATACTTCTAGTACTCCTACTCCTAGTGTAGAAGTTAGTGCAATTGATCTATCTGATGAAGGAGTAGCTGAATTAATGAAACTTGTGACCATTATCAAGGCAGATCCAACCAAGGATTTAATAAAAACCGGTGATGACTATCCATTATTTGAATATTCAGGAACATCGTGTAAAGTAAAAGAAGAGTTTAAGAAGAAGCGTTCCATTGGTAATAAAACCGCGACGCCGGCTGTAACGGTGAATGACTCATTAGGACTACAAGATTTCAAGAATATGGTTGAATATTTATCACGACCCTTGTTGATTGGCAACATGTACAGTAATTATGTAAAGGCTGGTAAGATTGAATCATTTGGTTCTGATCTTCTTAAAATATATCCTGGAATTACCTCTGCAGAATCATTGCCAATTATTCAAGAACAAATTACACGAAACGAGGATGAACAAATTCTTAAATTATATAAGACAACAAAAAACAAAGATATTACACCCTTTTTTGCAGAAGTAACGGAAAAGATAAATTCTGAGATAAGTAAGTCTCATGTAATGCAATTAATTGAATCACTTAATAAGGTTGTTTCTATTGGTGTAAAACCAGAAGCGGGCCTTAGTATGATAGAAGAACTTAAAAAGAGGCAAGAAAAAAGAAAGTCAGAAGGTTTAACTACAGTAACAGAAGTATTAGATCGTGTAACTCCGTATGAATCGTATACAGAAGAAGAACAAAAACTTCTTTTTCAAAAAGACGATCTAGATAAACGTTTTACCGAATTAGAAAAATTATTAACAGAAAAAGTTGCGGATATAAAACGTTTAGAGGCAAAAAACGAAGTAAAAGACCATCATATTAAAAAACTAAGTGAATTGATAAAAGAAAAAAATAAAGTATTCACAGAAAGAAAAAGTAAAATACCACCCGATTTACAAAACAAGGTAAATTTTGTAAGAGGAATTAGTAAAACATTAACAACCACCAAAACATTAGATGGTTCTACTCTTCCTGAAGGATGGAAGATAGTTGTCAGTTCTGAGCCAAGAGGAATCAAATACCAAGAATTTGTGACTGAGGGTGGCAAGATTGTGGCAAAATATTATGATAAACTTCCTACAGTACCTACATCTACATCTACATCTGCATCTACACCTACACCAGGTAAATTACCAGGTAAATTAGGTGCTGGTTTAGGTGCCGGTTTAGCTGGGCTCTTTAGAAAGGGCGGTTCTAGAAGACTCCGTAAGAATCCTAAGAGGCGTTCAAGAACTGCAAAGTAGGCACTCCTCTGTAGTCTTTGCCCCTAAACTAAACTTAATAGCCTGCACCGCCGACTTTGTTCTCAGATAATACAGACCAGTCTTCAAACCCTTCTTCCAGGCATAGAAATGCATGGACGAAAGTTTAGCAATTGTTGGCTCACTTACAAATAGATTTAGACTCTGGCTCTGGCAGATAAATGCACCACGATCTGCTGCCATATCAATCAATGTTTTCTGTTTAATCTCCCACACCGTCTTATACAGATCCTTCAGATTCTGAGGAATATCCAGACCTTGTACAGAACCATTGGCTCCAATAATCTGATCCTTGAGCTCAGGAGTCCACAGGCCCAGTTCCATAAGATCTTTTACCAGATACTTATTGACCACCGTGAATTCACCGGCCAGAGTCCGACGAGCATATATGTTAGTCGTGAAAGGCTCAATACACTCATTGTAACCCAGAATCTGACTGGTTGAGGCCGTAGGCATGGGAGCCACTAGCAATGAGTTCCGAAGTCCCGTCTTCTGAATACGCTGGCGAAGACCGGACCAATCCAGAGTTGAACGGGGCTTTATGCCCCATAAATCCGGTTGCAAGATACCCTGAGATGCCGGTGAACCAGCAAAGGTCTTGTATGGACCCTCGTGTGTAGCTAACAAATTAGATTCCTCCAAGGCCGCATAATATATGTGTTCAAAGATATCCAGATTTAATGCAGAAGCTTGGGGCGTCTCCCATGGTATCTTGAGCATAGCAAATATATCGGCCAATCCCTGGATCCCAATACCAATTGGCCGATGGAGCATGTTAGACCGTTTAGTTTCTGGAGTAGGATAGAAGTTGATATCAATAACCTTGTTAAGATTCCGTACTAGAACAGCAACTACTCTGCGCAACTCATTAAAGTTAAATGTGTTATCGGAAACAAAGTATGGAAGTGCAATAGATGCCAGATTACATACTGCTGTCTCTTCAGGACTCGAATACTCAATAATCTCACTACAATTACCCGTCAAGATACCATTAAAGACACCGGCATGATTTATGGGTTCATCGAAGCAGAATGTCTCATCGAATCCAATGGGTCTAACATCGACCACTCGTTGTCTAATCCAAGCTCCGTCCTTGTTTCTCCATTTACAAAGCTCAGTACCAATTTTCAGATTCTGGGCCTCTACTCGCGGAGCATTTGAAATAGATTCCGATGGCAGAATAAATTTGTGATAGAATGTGCAATCAATATGTGACACAAAGTTTGTGTCCATATACTCCATTTCAATGGATACACGGAGCAGAGGCTGATGCTCTCCTGTCTTTTTAACCACAACTTTGGAAGGTCCCGTACCATTCCATACAATTACTTTCTTGTTCTCGAGCTCACTAATAGTAAATGTCTTCCATTTTCTGGTATCTTCGTTATAGACGGAAATCTCTGTATCTGGTGCAACACAGAGATTTGATGACTTGATAGTACCCAGATTCTTCTGATTTGACTTCATATTCGCAGCGTCCTTGTACAGAAGATACGGTGTTCCAGTCTCAATCTGACTCACCAGAATATCAGACCATAGCTTCTGTGCAGACACCATCTTGCGTGCTCGGCCCTCGGCCTCGTATTTGAGATACAGTGCATCAAACTCTGGACCATAGACATCTGAGAGCCCAGGTGCCTCGTGAGGACAGAATAGACTCCAGTCTTGGCCGGCCTCCACGCGTTTCATAAAGAGGTCACATATCCAAAGTGCATAGAAGAGGTCACGGGCCCGCTCCTCCTCGTTACCCGTGTTCGACTTCATCTTGATAAATGCATGAATGTCTGCATGCCATGGTTCCAGATAAATGGCAAAGGAACCATTGCGACGTCCTCCTTGATTAACATATCGTGCTGTGTTATTGAATACTCGGAGCATAGGCATAATGCCGTCGGATTGACCATTTGTGCCCGCAATAAACGACCCCTCTGCTCGGATATTATGGATACTCAGACCAATGCCTCCTGCATACTTGGAAATCTGAGCACACTCTTTCAGAGTCTCAAAGATACCATCAATGGAATCTTCTTTCATAGTCAGAAGAAAACAAGAGGACATCTGGGGTCGAGGAGTACCAGAATTGAAGAGAGTTGGAGTAGCATGTGTAAATGCCTTTGAACTCATTAGATCATATGTCTCCTTGATTTTGGCAAGTACCTCTGAGTCATCATTTGTATAATGAGGATATGTAGAACGTTGATAATGGATACCTACGGAAACACGGAGCCACATATATTGTGGTGTTTCTACGATAGGCCTTGACTCCTTGTTGCGAGATCTCATCAGATAGGCCCGCTCAAGAGTCTTAAAACCGAAGTAATCTAAGAGATAATCATTTTCATGTCGAATCATGCTGTTCAACGCATATGCATTTGTCTCGATGAAATTCATTACATCTTCAGAAAGAGCGGGAGAATGGACCCCGGTAGCATCTTTAATAGCATATAGGGTTCGCATTGCATCCGTAAATGTGGCTGGTGTAGATTTTTGGCAATTACTCACAATGATTTGGGCGGCGAGGATACCCCAGTCAGGGTGTGTCGTGGAAAAACTAATGGCAATCCGGGCAGCTAACTCATCTAGTTCTGATGTATGAATACCATCGGCAATTTCTGCTAAGACTAGCTGGGCAAGTCTTGTGTAATTAATGGAAAGACCTTTTGCGGCCTTGTGAATCCGGTCAAGAACTTTGTCAAAACTTACCTGTTCTACGGCACCACTGCGTTTAATAACTGTCATTTCGGACATTGTACTTATTTATTGCAGCGGGGCTTTAAAGTCAAGTTTACCCACTAGTTTTAATTCTAATATAATTATAAAATGTTACGACCTGGCCCTGGACTACCTGGACTATCTGGCTTTGGACTACGTAAGAAACAAACCTTGCCAGAATTAGTAGAATCTTTAGGATCATTAACAGGGAAATCCTTAAAGAGTAAGATTAATATGAATTTGAGTCTTGTAAGTACTGCAAGATTTACGGAAGACGAGTTGAGACGTGTACCTACTGATATGGGAGATTCTGCTCTGTTAATTAATATACAAAAGGCATGGTGTTGGATTAATTGTTCAATGCATCTATCTTCTGAAGAAATGACTGCGTTTATTAGTTTAATTAATAATTTTAAACGTAGTCATGAAAGTATCACCAGTATGTTAGCAAATGAAGCGACTGAAGACAATACATTAAGAGATGCATTTGCACAATTTGTAAAACAGCGTATTGAATTAGACAATTTAAAAATAACCCTCCAAGCAAAATATCCAATTAGCGAAGCAAAAGAAGTTGAACCTGTTGCACGTGAAGGAAAAGAGGCAGGTGCCCCATTATGGGCTGAGCCTCTTGCAAACATCTATCATAGTCATGGTGGACAAAACGGAGTTAATACAACTTCATTTATAGAATATTTACAAGATGTACATAAACAGGGAAAATTAACACCTGAAGAAGAACTATCAGTCAATTCAACTCTACGTCTATTTGGACAAACAAAAGAATTAGCTGCACCAGCATTACAAAACTATTTAAAAAAAACAAAAACTGTTATGCCTAATTCTTTTAAAAGAATTTTTAAAGGTGGAAAAAGACGTAATAGAACTCAAAAACGTAGAAAAACTCGCAAAAATAAAAAATTTTAGCTATCAGAATATGTAAAATGCAGTTCCTTAGTCCAGTTCCTTAGTCCAGTTCCTTAGTCCAGTTCCTTAGTCCAGTTCCTCGTACTCAATTACCACTCCTTTCGGAACGGGACTTAGTATGGGTGTTGCCGAGTGTGGGTCACCGCCTTCAAGTGAACTCAGTAGTGTGGGTGTCTGAGGACAAAGGGACGGAGTACTCAGATTCAGTGGAGGACAGGGGGTATGAAGAGTATTGTATCCAGGCAGAGTACTCAGTGGTGCAGGAGGTTGAGGAGTCTGTGACAGATTCAGTGGAGGACAAGGGGTACGAAGAATACTGTATCCTGTCAGAATTCTCAGTGGTGCAGGAGATTGAGTCTGTGACAGATTCAGTGGACAACACTCCCGTATAGCCTCTTTCTGGGCCTCTAGCCGAGCCTCCTTTTGGGCCTCCTTCTGGGACTCCTTGTTAACATCGTACTCAATTGCTGCAGCTGCGAGTTCAGGGTCCAAGTTCCGCCCGTGTCCTGCAAGATTCATGGCAATCTCAAATGCCCTCATACCATGAAATCCCATCTTCTCCTCTCGGCGACGCGTAATTGCATTTTGCTTGCGGGCTTGTTCTAGGTTAGACATGGGTTACTGTTCTTACAGCAACTCCTGATTATGGTTCAATCATGGCCCTACTTGTCAACTTTTTTACTTGGTTTTCGCCAGGTTCAATTCTTTTACCGAAGGTTCAATTCTTTTACACCAGCATTGAGGATATTAATCACAGCCGATATGTTAGAACTTGTAGACTGGAATTCAGTTATAGGAAGATGCATTGAGCGATCATTGTCCATATAAATAACAGGTATGGACCATGTTTTTACTGCAGGATTATATCGTATAAACGTTTCACGAATAGTATATCCGTAATCTATAGACCATTCTGGTTGACCCTGACCTCTTACTAAGAATGGACTATTGAGAAGTGTAACTAATTCAGGAACTTGATCCACTAGAGACATTGGAAATACTTTGTGATAATCAAAATATGCGTCCCGATCTTCTTGGGCCTGATTCTTATGGTTAGAACAAAAATATATTCCGTGTAAATGTTCTACGAGAGCACAACCGACCTTGGGTTCTTTACAATAATAACATATAGGAGGTTGAAATGTTAGACGTCGGGGCATCATTCTGTTCTTTATTAATTCTAAAAAATCTATAAATAAAATAGAAATGTCTTGGGATAATAAAAAACAACAAATTTTTGTGGGTCAAAATAAAGTAATAGATGAATACTTTCGTAATTCTATTAACAAATTGAGTATGGAAGAACTTAAAACAATGATAAATGAACAATATGAGTACTCAGGATATTCAATGCTTAAACCTTCTACTTCATTGCAAAAAATGGTCAAACAATTTCAAAGAACAGCTGGACAACGAAGTGATGAAGATGCAAGACAAGAACTAATAGAAAGGCTACAAAGATATTATAATTCATCTTCCAGTTTTCGAGAAGCATATAAAAGGTCATGCAATAATGATGAACAATGTAAGGCAGAACTTGACAACGTAATTACAACAGTATTACCGGAAGAATCTGATCAAAAACAATATATGAAAGAGATTGAAGATGCACAAGAAGCTGAGTATCGAGCAAGACAAATGAATGCAGGAAATTTCCCTCAATATGGTGGAAAAAAACGTAGCAGACGTAATAAACGTAAACATAGATATACCCGTAGACGCTGATTACGTTGTAACCAAAAAGGCTCTGCGACTTTTTGCACAGCAAAAAGTCACAATGCCTTTGCCTGCTATGCAGGCAAAAAAGGCTCTACCGAGTCTACATTGCAGACCGATAGGCCTTTTTGATTACGTTGTAACCAAAAAGGCTCTACCGAGGATCGAACTCGGATTTTCAGATTCAAAGTCTGACGTCCTAACCATTGGACTATAAAGCCTTTTCCGATGCCGGGAGTTGAACCCGGGTCTTAGCCTTGAAAGGGCCGTATGCTAACCGTTACACCACATCGGATCAACTACCAACACGGCGGGGTAACCCTTGTCAAGTTTTGGCAAGTATACCCTCAAAGTATGGGTCAGAAAAGACCTAAAAAGCAAGGGGTCTGAGGGGGTAAATTCTCGGTGACTGAGAGCCTGCTCTCGTCAACAGAGAATGAACCTAATGAGGTCAGCATGTCCCCTACCAAGAGGAGGAATGAAAGAAAGAAGAACAAATCTGACGTGCCAACGCAACTTTGCCAGTCTGTAATTGAAACATGCGTCTGTCAATATTAGTAACAACTTCGTCATCAATGGAAAAGAAATGAATCTGAACAGACATACGTTGTCCAATACGAACAGCACGTCCACATGCCTGATGAACAACAGCAGGATTCCAATGTTGGGACAGAAAGAGAATACGAGTACAGAACTGTAAATTGAGTCCAGCACCTCCAGCAACAATCTGTACAATAATAACAATATCAGAAGACACAGAAGAAGACGACGATGCTTCAATAATAGCATTCTGAATAGCAAGAGGACCCATACCACCACGAATAGACCAAACTTTGCGTCCAAGAGACGTAGCCAGATCAGAAACCATATCCATTTCAGCCCGAAAATTACAGAAAACAATGGTAGGTTCAGAAGAACGAGCAAGTTCTTGAGAAAAAGCCTGAAACTTAGTGGCAGTACCAGTCCAATCAGGACGAGGAAAACCTTTGAATTTGGTCCTCATACTCTGAATATAAATCTGAGGATGAACAAGAAATTGTTGTATTCTCATATAGACTTCAAGTTTGAGAAGAGCAGAAATCTTGCGACTGTCCATGATAGTGAGAAGATTGTCTGTAAGAGCCCGAAACAACTTAAATTCAGTGGCCGACGGACCAGTAGAAGGAATACTAAGACTGTGACGAATAAAGACAGGAACAGGAGGAACAGACTCACGAAGAAGAGGAACATTGCGAATATCCTCCATGGTACGACGTAACATAATCTCTCCCTCGCCAGAAACCCTAAGCCACGTCTTAAGATTATTCCAATCACGAACTCCGTTTTGGACGGGTGTAGCACTGAGAATCCACCGACAAGAAGCATGAGAAGAAATATCCATAAAGGACTTCCATCTCTTGGTAGCGGGACCATTGCGAATAAGATGACCTTCATCCAAGATGACACGGTCATAGATACCACAATAATCACGAACACGTAAATGTGCGCGATTATATGTGGTGACAACAACATTAAGAGAACAAGAAGAGAGTTCTTGAGTCCATCCCTCGAGAAGTGCAGGAGGACAAATAATCAAGGTCTTGTAAGAGAAAGGAGAATTTTGGATGAGTCCAATAGTCTGGAAAGTCTTGCCGAGACCCATATCATCAGCCAAGATACCACCTCTACAAGCGGAGGCTTGCAAGTCTTCACGGTCTAACATCCATCGGATTCCAGCCTCTTGATGAGGCAGATAGGAAATACCTGCGCGGGGGGGCTTCAGTCCGGGGGTCGGGCCTAAGGGACCCTCCTTACTCACCTCTTTAGGAGACGTAAAAACGGCCTCTGTCACCATTTTTTCTGTCATATCCGAGACGGTCTTGCGAACACCGACCCCCCGAACGGCCTCAGCCAGAATTTCATCGAGGACTTTACGGGCCAAAGCCGAAGCGGAGGCCAAAGCCGAAGCCAAAGCGAAAGACATCCAGTGATTCTTTACACAGGATAAAGGACCGGGGGGCGGGCCCCTATCAATTTCAACTTTTCACCCTTACTTTGAACTAAAAAAGGGACCTAGGGGACGATATGTTAGACCCCCGCAGATCCCTACAACCAAAAAGGGCTAGGGCGACGATATGTTAGACCCCCGCAGATCCTACAACCAAAAAGGGCTAGGGGCGACGATATGTTAGACCCCCGCAGATCCCTACAACCAAAAATCTGTTTTCTTTGTGTCTTTTTGTGTCTTATTTGATTTTTGATTTTTGATTTTACGTGTAGTCTTTAGACAATAGACCTGATGGTGTTAAGCTTGGTCCAAACCCCGTCCCTGGCAAACTCAACGGACTTCCAAGGATTGGGAGGCTTCTTGTCAGCTGGAATGCGACCATCGCGTTGGAACTCAGCAAACTCATGAGCGAGCCATGCATTGACGTTCTTCCAGGTCCGCCCGTCCATGCTACAGACATTGCCAGAATACATCCCATTGGCCGTGAGAAGGCTGTCCCCAATCTTGGTAGTCCACCGAAGAGGGGCATTAAGAGGAACGAGACTCCAGTCAGCAATGTACTTGCGGGGGCTTGCCCTTTGTGGCCCAACCACTTCCACTTCCTCTTCCTCCTCAGGATTGAAGATTTGTACCGGACCACGTGTAATCCGACGAATGGTGACACAGAGAGATGCCTTGGTCTCAACATCCCTGGAGGTGATCTTTACGGATTCGTCGGGGGCAATGACCTCCAGAATGGAGAAAAGACCATCCTTGGAAATCTGGCGACGCTGAGACAGAGTCTCAATGTCGAGATCACACTCACCTCTGGCGAAACGCATGAGCTCAGACTTGGGAACAATTGGGGCCTTGGGCAGATGTCCCTCCTGTTTAGCCGTCATGGGACGGCCATCAGAGAAGAACTTGAAACTTCCCGCGAGTAACCTCTTGGTAAACCAGGGCCCGCCGACAATGTGGGAGGATTCAGGCATGAGATCCAGAGACTCATCCACACGTCCATGCCAATCGGACTCCTTCCATTCACGGCGACAACAGGTGGCACACAGACCATTGCCTTCAACAACAGCAAAGCCGGCACACTGGAAGGCGGAATAGATGAAGGGCTGGAAATGCCGGTTGACATGCTCATCAGAAGTCCTGCGGGCCTTGCATGCCTGCGGACTCATGTCGATGTCACGGGGGTGATAGGACTCAATGTCAATGATCGTGGTCATGGCTATAGGAATTACTGTCGTCAGCAACCGCCTGGTAAACAAAAAACCAAATACTGCCGGTTCAACTTTTTCATGGCCTGATCAAGGCCGACCTGGGGCTGATCTTAGTTGACCTGCCAGTTTCACTGGCGTCACTAAGATCAAGTGACCTATGTTAGATCCGAGAAGACCATTACTCTCCTACGGAGAGTCCGTATTCAGAGACGGAACGTCTCTGTGTCGTTCTTAGTTGACCTGCCAGTTTCACTGGCGTCACTAAGAACTTAGGAGAGTCCGTACTCTGTTGACGGTTTACCGTCACAGAGTACTTAACCAAAAAGGTTTTTTGTCTTTGTCTTTTTGTTTTTTGTTTTTTGTCTTTGTCTTTGTTGGCCTAGAGGTCGTCCAAGTTCACCTCTATCTCTCCCTCCTCTGCGAGGAACTTGGACACGGCCTCTGCCTCAGCCTCTGCCTCCAGCTGAGCCTTTAACTCTGCCTTTGCCCGCCCCACTAAATCCCCACCCAAGGCCTTTGCCTCTGCCTCTGCAGCGGCCTCTGCCTCCCCCTCAAACACAAACCCATCGTCGTGTTCCTCTTCCTTGAAGAAGGTGGGCTTGAAGGTGACACGCCCCTCCTTGATGATTCTGCTGGCGAACTCAGAGGAGATCCGGGCGGTGGGGGCCGGGTCAATCCCAAGCTTCTGGACGGCCAGCAACAGATTCTGGGCGCGGGCCAGGTGGCCAGCACAGAGGGAGGCCGTGATCATCCCCCCGTTGACGACAGCATAGGACCCAGCAGTGATACAGGCCTCGATGTGGGTCTTGTGACTGCTGTTGATGGTGATACAGCCGGCGATGGGATACCGGCCAATCTCACCCATCATGTGCTGGACCTCCCACCGGCCCTCGCCCAGAGGACGCATACAGCGGACCAGAGTGAGGCCATCCACGAGGATCCTGTGGCGGAGGAGCTGGAGATACTCCTCTGCATTGTCCCAGTTGTTCTCAGTGGCCCGCTTGTCCTTCTTGCTCATGTTCTTGCCCCCCGCCTTTTGCGCCGGCCCCTTGCTCTTCTTCTCCTGCGTGTGCGTATTGTGTGCCGGCATTCTGAAAGGCTATAGACGCTGATGAAGTTACTGTTCTTACAGCAACCCCCCACACTACCGAAAATGGGGCCGTCTGTCTTGTCAACTTTTTTTCACGTCGAGACAGGAGGAGACAGCTATGTTAGAACCAGACGGCCCTTTAAGAGTCCGTACTCTGTTGACGGTTTACCGTCACTAAGAACTTAGGAGAGTCCGTAGGAGAGTCGTTCTTAGTTGACCTGCCAGTTTCACTGGCGTCACTAAGAACTTACCAAAAAGGTTTTTTTCTTTTTCTTTTTTTGTTTCTTTTCTTTGTTTTTCTGATTTTTGTTTTACAAGTTTAAGGAAATTTACTCCAGGACCTCGGTCTCCAGGACCTCGTCAGCGTCGCAGTCCAGGCCAGGATTCTCAATGGTGCCGGTCAGACGGCCCAGATAGTCGCCGGGCTCCTGGGTGACCTCGTTGAGCTCGTAGACGTTGCCGTTCTTGTGGACACGGAGCTCACCGTCAATGAGGCACATGAGATAGCCACCGTCCACGGGCTCTGCGGTCTCTGCTATTGCTGGCAGAGCTCCACCCGTGGCCTTGACCTCCTTAGCCTCCTTGGGCTTCTTGGCCTCCTTGGGCTCCTTGGGCTTCTTGGTAGCCTTCTCAGCCTCCTTGGCCTCCTTCTTGGCCTCCTTCTCAGCCTCCTTCAGAGCCTTCTTGGCCTCCTTCTCAGCCTCCTTCAGAGCCTTCTTCTCAGCCTTCTCAGCCTGGGCCTCTGGAGAGGCGCTCTTGGACTTGGACTTGGACGTGCCGGTCCAGGTGACGTCGGCGAACCACGCCGTGCCGGGCATGTGGACGCTCTTGGTGAGGCTCTCGTCGTCGGCGGGGTCCTCGTCAATGCGCCCATTCCAGCCGGATTTCCAGTCGGGCTTGTCGAGATACTTGACGAGACGCCCGGCACAGAGTGCACAGAACGGCTCATCATCCACGGGCTTCTTGGAGCACTGCTTCTCGTGGTACACGGCCTTGGTCCAGCGGGCGTCCGGGTCGGCAATGAGACGGGCCATGCACAGATCCGGATTGATGGGGACCTGGAGCTTGTAGATATCCAGATCCGGAGCCTCGCCCTGGGGCTCCACCTCAGCCTTTGCCGGCTTCGCCTTCTTCTCCTTCTTGACCTCGCCCTTGTCCTCGCCCTCAGGAGCCTTCTCCTTCTTGGGCCGGCCGGGGCCCTTCTTGGCCAACTGCTCCGCCTGGCCGGCTATCTGCTCCTTCAGGCGGATCACCTCCTGCTGGAGGGCCTCCATGGCCGTCATGGGAGCCATCTCCTGCCGGATCGCCTTTACCTGGGCCTCCACCTCTGCAATGCGGGTCTGTGTTGCACTAGACATTCTGAAGACTGTAGACGCTGATGAAGTTACTGTTCTTACAGCAACCCCCCACACTACCGAAAACTTGGCCGTCCCTCTTGTCAACTTTTTTTTATGGTTGACCACACCGGACCCAATCAGACAGATGGTCAAGTACTGGTCGGCCACCGGTCGGTCAAGACGGCCAAGACGGTCAAGTTGCAGGCCTACGCTCATACCCAAACCTAAGACGGGGGGTGGTCAAGTGTAAAAAAAAGTTGACGCATAGATGGCCAGGTTTGGGGTATTCAGAACTACCGGTTGCCATGGGGGCCACGGTGGCTAAGCCGGCGTAGAAGAGTTGCTCAGTAGGATTAAAAGACCTCAAGCTCCTAACTATGCGCCGGCGGGGGTATCTATGTGAACGTATTCTGGGCCAGAAGTCCGATACGCCTCTGAATCTACAGCACAGCCGTGCCGTGGACGACGCAGGGATCCGTGCAGTGCGCGGGTTATTCCTTACGATACCAACAGTGGGACGATTCCTCCCCACTGGCTCTGGTCCCCGCAAGGGGGCCAGAGCTGAACAAATTGGACGACGCGGACTCTTGCGCCCGGTGGGTACCTAGAACGGCCCAACCGAAGAGTTTCCCCCCCTGTTAACGGTCTGATGAGCCACGGCAGGGGAATGAATTGTAAAGACATTGCAGAACAGCCAACCCAACCCATTCAACATTCATCATTCAACTCTTATGGAACTGACAACACTGTAGAGACCCTGAACTTTTCCTTTGCAGATGCCATCTGGCCGGACGAGCTGGCCCGCCTGGACCACCTGGCCCGGAGCGTGGACTCGCTGTCCCCCGCCCAGCGGACGGCATATCTTGCAGAGAAGGCCTCCGAGGCAGAGAGGGCCCGCGCCGAGACGCGGGCTCTCATGGCCCGCATCTCAGCGGAGACCAAGCCCCGGCAGGACGACGACGTAGGTTCCCTCAAGAGCATGCATCTCCTCGCCCGCATGGCGGAGATCGAGCGCTCGGAGGCTACCTGGGCACGGGGCAACGCCCTAGAGGACGGTCTGTGGGATCTGCCCTGTGCCCGCTTCCTGGACTGCCATTACAATGGAGGCTATGACTGCTCGGCCATGCCAGAGCACGACTATGCCACCTTTATGCGCTACCTGTACGCCAACGGGTTTGACGCAGTGGCTCACGGGCACCGGCAGAAAGTGTATGCCGTCTGGGCAGACCTCCCGCCTGGACGCATCTGGGTCAACACCAAGCCCCCTCCACCGGTGGGCGTCCAGCGGTTCTGCGTCAAGTGCCCGGCGGGCCAGCCGGCAGAGGGGTGCCAGTACGTGCACGGGAACACCATTTCCCGGATCAATGAGCCCTGCCGGTTCGCTGAGAAGTGCTCTGGCCCCAAGAGGGCGTCCTGCATCCGCATGCACCCTGGCGAGACGTGGAGCGCGGACCTGGTGATCCGGAGGGCCCCTCTGTCCATGCCAGAGCTCCCCCTACTGCAGTCGCTACCTGTGGTCCCTATTGTCCCTGAGATCATGGAGCCTGCCATCTGTTGCCACGGCAATTCCTGCCGGAAGGTCATCCTGCCAGGGGTTCCGCTGGGTCCACCCAGGGTGACCAAGGAGCCCGCCGTCCAGAAGCTGAAGTGCCCGCTAGGATGTCTCTGCCAGTGCTGTTTCTTCTGCACACGGGAGGTGTGCCACGGGCGCTGTGGCGTGGAGCACGCGAGGACTAGCCCCAGAGGACTTGGCATCACCACCAAGGCTCCAGGGGGCTGGCACTAAAAAGACAAAAACAAAAACAAAAAGACAAAAAACCAAAAACAAAAAACATTTTTGGTTATCTGTTTGGGTCCCTAGGGTCCCTAGGGGCCCTAGGCCCTGGTTGGGACGGCACCCCGAAAAAAAGTTGACAACCCGTGACACAGAGTAGTGTAGGTAGCGGTCGGCATTGCAGGGTGCCATGAGAGGGGGAATGACTGCCGAGGATGCCCCAGAAGGGTCCGTGGAACCTGTCGCGAAACGCCAGGCTGTATGGCCCGGAGAGGACTCTGACGTCTGACGTCACCTCTCTGGGTCATGCCCGCGCCAATTGGAATATCGCGAAGAGCCAGTCCTGGGGGGTAAAGACCCAAGGACATTGCTGAACCACTGGGAGTCCGCCATCCGGGCCGACTTTGGGGATGCATAGGAGGGTGGCGGCCGCCACAACTCTGAACCACAGTGGCGGTGCCACTGTGGTAAGGACGTCAGACGCCACGTGAGGGTGACATCGGGAGCGGAACTCTTCAAACAGAGGTCTTGTTTGGGCATATCCTTCGGGCCGTGTCCTTAATCGCTCAGACAACTAGGCGCACCCTCAACCGAGGGAGCGTTATAGAGACTGGGATTCCGGAGCTGACGACTGGTGGGCGCGCAGAGGTAGGGGCGCTCATCGGGGGATCAAGGGAACAGGCAACCCTCCCCCTACATCAACGGTTATAGACGGCTTTTAAACGGACGTGTCGCCTGCCAGCCGGCAGGAGAGCCTCTCCCGCCAGGGAGGCAGAAAAGGACGGACACGACGAACCGGCGCGAGGTAGGGGCGCAGGTGGAAGGACATTTATATAAATACGGACGTGCCAACGCCTGAAACATAGGCAAAGTGGAGGGCATGACGCTGACGGTGCGAGACGGGGCACCAGTGCTGGAAGGACAGGGACAAAATGCCATTGGCATCTAAGGAGCGCCGGAGCTCCTGTCTCGGATAAGTACATGTGGGCTTACGCTTCTTCGGCCCAGAGTTGTTTGCTCTGGACGGTGGACGTGCTTGAGAGCATGACAGGTCGGCGCGAGGTAGGGGCGCCGGTCAAATCTTTCATTTCTGGACTTGAGATCCAAGGGGGTCTTCGGGTGATGGAGGAAGGGCCACAGACCCTGGGTTCGTTCCCAGGTGGTTGGCTAGATGTATCGGACGTGCAGAGTCAGTAGCCGTGCGTGCACGGTGAAATGAAGTTCTGACATGACATTCCGCCCCCAGGGTTTAAGGAGTGTGTGTGAGCAGAGCGGTTGAGCACGACGGGTGTGTGCGAATGGTTGGTGCACACATCTCGGCTGGTGCCTAGGCATCAGCATGAGTGGAAAGGAGCTAGGGGAGGCTCTGTGGACATTGGGCAACGACAGCGCGAGAGATCCAAAGCGGACGAAGCGTGCGGACGTGTTGGACGAGGTTAAGCCTAGGCTTAGCTGGGGAAGGTCATTAGACTCGCGGAGAGTTGGAGGACACGACGTGGGCGGGTTTGTTAATCCAACCCTTAAATGGGAAGCCCGGCTGTGCGAGGAGGGGTCATTACCCCGTAGGGGCATAGCGAACAACCAAACGGCCGGTTGGAAGAGCACCCGCTCTTTTTGGCTCTGAATACGGACCCTGTCAAAAAAAATTGACACATTAACACGTTACAGGAGGAACTCTAATCTTTTGGTTTGAGCCCAAGAATACGCTGGAGGGCAAACATGGAGTATCGCCTATTGTTTGGTGGTCTCTGGCCTAACGCCTCTACCTCCTCTGCGGTCACATTACCGGTGTCGACTTCACCTGCTAGGGCTTCACCGGTTAGGGCTTCACCGGTTAGGGCTTCACCGGTTAGGGCTTCACCCGTTAGGGCTTCACCGGTTAGGGCTTCACCGGTTAGGGCTTCACCCGTTAGGGCTTCACCCGTTAGGGCTTCGCCGGTTAGGCCAGCTACCATCTTGTCCAAGGCCACCTTCGACGGCACGCCCTCAATAGCCAGAATGTAGAGGGAATTCAGGTGGTCGTGCTCACCATCTGCCATGACAGCCCTCAGAGAGCCCAGGTCACATGGCCACTCTGTTTCCACGTAGTCCTTGTCTTGGTCAACATGCCAGCGCCAGACAGCATAGTTCAACTGCATCTGGTAATCCATGGCCTTCCGGACCTCCTTGAGAAGCCTCTTCAGTGCCAGTTGCTCGTCTGGAGAGGCCTTGCTCATAGCCAGCTTGAACTTATCCATGTTAGTAGGCCAGGTCATTCTTGAATCGTTGTCTTCAACGACCCCACTTATCTTAAGGTGGCCTATCACCTTCAACTTTTCATTAAAACATGATGGGTCGGGCGGTCACCCATGATGTATTGGGACTTGAGATTGAAGACAATCACATGTTTATAGTCGTGGAGCCTTTGCTCCCAATACATTCTCCTCCTTCACCTTCTGTAAGCCCCCAAAGGAAGCCAGACTCAATCATGGACATGGCCCGGCGCCCGGCGGATCGTCTCTTGAGTAATGCAGAAGAGGGCTTTTCAGACATCTTTTATGTGCCAGTAAAAGTTGAAAATGCCCTGGCACCGGCATTCATGGCAGGGGTTGCTGTAAGAACAGTAATTAGACCAAAATGACCGAGCTTTATAAGCTTTGGAGCGCAATTCAGGCGGTTACCGGTGACGAGGGGTCGGCAATGGAGATGGGTCCGGAGATGTATGCACTAATGGAGCATCTGGAGGAGGGACTGAATAGCATCCTCCAGGTTCAACAGAGATTGCCACCTTCACCACCACCTTCACCTCCTCCCACACCTTTACTTGCAGGACCTGTAGGAGGTGCCTTAGGACCCTTCAGTGCAACATCTGACGAGGATCTGCAGGTCATTGTGTCCGCTGCAAATGCAAAGGCAAAGGCAAAGGCCAAGAAACCCCGTCCACACTACAACCACCACTACTGGCCTTCACCTATCCCACAGGTCCTTGCACGGGAAATGTCTGGTCGTCATCTCATCTACGAGGATGCTCTCAAGTATCTGGCCATGCGGACAGGCAAGACCGTAGAGGACTTTCTCATGCTCACCAAGCGGGATTACTTGGAAAAATTCGGTCACTTGATCAATATCCACGGCGCTGCCAAGCGCTGTGGTCGCCGTTGGGCCTACACCGTGTGGTAAAAAAGGTGACGGCTAAGACGTCGTGTACCCCACAATCAGAGGAGGGCTGTAAGAACAGTTCACCATGTACGGCATTAAGGACACCGAGCCCTGCTCTTTGGATAACGAGGTGCTGAAGATGATTCTGCGAGACCGCCAAAGCAGATGGTCACTGGATTACTGGCGGAACACGGAATCAACTGGATTTGACTTGGCTCTGCACCGGGCCGAGAGGACGTTGGAGGAGAAGGGACACATCTTGGCGGTAGCTACTCAGGCCCGTAAGGATGCCCAGACCAACTATGAGTCTCGGCGTAAGACTCTGGCCTCTATCATAGCAGAGGCCAAGAAACAGGGCACCCCTGCCCAGATCCGTGCTGAAAAGGAGTTGGAGAAGGCGGAGAAGGAGCTGGAAGAGGCGGAGAGGGCAGAGACGTTTCAGGAGTACTCGTACACAGTTCTGGAAGAGAAATCGGACATCCATGACCTCAAGATGAAGCAGTTCATGGAACGCTACCGGAATCGGTCTTTCCGTCGTATCCGTAACAAACTCCAGCGGGACGGAGACGTAGACTACGTGCGCCAGGCCATAACCTGGACCTGTCAGTACACAGAGAGCTGGCATGACATAGCCCCGCCGGCCTTTGCTCTTTCAGTGGAATCTCCGAGGTACGAGGAACAGGACTAAACACACAAACACAAACACAAATCACAAATCACAAAAACCCAAAAACAAAAACACTTTTTGGTGCCGGTGAAAAGGTGAAATGGTGGGGGCCACCCTAAGGTTGGTGGAATTCCGTTGAAGACAACAGATACCAGAATGGATTACATGGAGTCATACGCTCGCCAGGAGGCTCAGAAGGCATATGACGCGGTCTATGCCAAGACGATGGCCAAGTTGCAGAAGGAGGCTGTACGTCAGGCCAAACAAGCGTCTAAGCCAAAGCCACCAAAGGTTCAGGTCCAGCCTTATCCTCAGCAATGGCCTCAAGGGCAATGGCCCCAGCCTTATCCTCAGCCTCAGCCTCAGCAAGGGCCTCAAGGGCAATGGCCTCAAGGGCAATGGCCCCAGCCATTCTACAATGAGCCCCCCGTGTTCCACCAGTTACATTAGAACCACAACACTGCAATAAGCAACAACAAGAGCTCCAACAATGAGACCATAGAGGTTGACACACTTTGTAACAAACTCTATGTTGTCTTCAATAGAACTAACAGGAACCTCAATGTCATCTTCATCCTCCGGTAAAGGATCTGCACTGCGAAGAGCCTCAAATGGACTATGATCCCACAAGGTTCTTACAGTGAGACCATTGGAAAGTGGCTCATCCAGAAATCCCAAAACCATATTTTTGGTTTCGTCATTAAAGGGACAAGATAGATTCTGAAGATGATTAGCACAAATACCGTAACAGACTTGTGCAATATCCCGGGCTCCCCAGAATCCATCAGAAAAACCAACAAATTGCCGTACAATCTTATACATACGAATACTTCCGGTGCACGGTGTCAAAGAGGAAATATCAATATCTTCAGCAATGAGATGGTCTACAGTGACAGTCATTTTGGATCCACATAGCCAATTACGAAGCTCTGTAAGAATATAGGACCGCATTTCATTACGGGTAAGAGTAGTCTTAGGCAAAGTAAAACTACCTCCGGCACAAATCAAGGACATTGTATCAAGAGTCATTATCACACTTGTGAACTCACACCCCGGGTTCACCTTTTAACTTTTTGACCCATGTCTGCGTTAAAATAATCTACGGATCTAGTAGAAATGGCTGGTCTAACTTCTTTAACTTCTAGTTCCGGAGTTATGGAGGGTGGCTCTCGCAGGAAGAATAGAAGTCGTAAGCAGAAGCAGAGCCGTAAGCAGAGGCAGAGCCGTAGACAGAGACAGAGCCGTAGACAGAGACAGAGTCGTAGACATTAAATCATAATCATAATCATAATCATAATATTGTTATAGAATCAATTCTATAACAATAGTATTATAAAGTCACAGTCTACATAGAATATGTCTTATTAAGAGTCTCATAAGTATGAGAATTAACTACTTCGGTAAGTTCAAAAGTCATGGACCAATCAACCGTTGTTAGACGTACAGGAACACCAAATGGATCTAACAGTTTGATTCTAAGTTGACTAATATTAGTCGGAGCAAGAAAAGTATATTCTTTCCAGACATCATTAGAATTATCATCATAGTCAATATTGAATCCATTATTCTTAAGAATAATTTTGGCAAATGCTGAAATAGATGCATTACCCGAGACTCTATGACGAATATTATCAAGAAGGTCAGGACATTGTAATTGCATAAGATAATATGTATTTTGGGTCACGAGAGGAGAAGCATAAGCAGTAATAGACTTATTGGAAGAGACAATCTGTCTCATGGATTGAACTGTTACATCATCCGAAAAAGGAACTCTGAAACCGAGAAAATATCCGAGTCCCCAATGTGTCTTTCTGGAACAGACATTAATATCATTGGCCCCAAACAACAAAGTAAAGTCTTTATTACTGTTGATTGTAAGTTTACCAGAGATTGGATCAACAGAACCAGTATATCCGGAACTAACTGTATTGAATAAGGAGATTAGCTTAGCCACCAAAGAATCGGCCGAATAATTACCTTCAGGAATGGTGACACTGTAAGTACCAGTATCTATAAGAGTACATGTACAATTACCTTTTTCTAAAGAAAAGGTATATTCTACGGGAGGAATTTCGATACTAGAAAGACGTATTCTCATAACATTTTTAATAGGTTCCGGAAGACGAATCATGAAATCACTAGTATCAGGAGGATTACCATAATTCTGGTCAGCAAATCGGCTGTCGATAGACAAAGAAAATATTTTAAACCGAGAAGACTGAACAAGTTCTTGCATTACTATAGAACCCGAATTTATACAATGGACTGGGCCGATTGAAGAAGAAGATCAAGGACTTCGGGTGGAAAGGAAACAGATAATCCTTGAATTGTTTGTTTGAGAGACGGACGATAAGAGTCAAAGGAGGGAATAGATGTTAGAATCTGTTTATTTATTCGTTGATTAACGTCATTATGTAAAATAAAGAACCAATTGACAATAGAAACAGGATTGGTAGTATCCATAGGATGAGATTGTAAATAGGCAGTAAAATGTTCTCTGCAGATGACACAAGGAATATCAGTAGTGAGACGAGTCAAAATAGTATTCCATAAATCGAGACGAGTACTAAATTCAGCCAGAGTATGGAGAACAATCCACATACTAGGTCCCCATACAGTAGTTTCGGGATCATATCTTGGTTGGACTGGTACAGGTACAGGTACAGGTACAGGTTGTTGGACTTGTCCTCTCTGGAATCGATGCAATCGTGGATTAAAATTTTGATTAATACCGGTATTGAATCTTTGTACAGGCCCCTGTACTTGTACAAGTACAGGTGTAGGATCAGCTACAGCTCTTCCTTGTACAGGTTGAGTAACACGTCCAGCAACACGTCCTACAGCATAACCTCTAATACCTCTATTACAACCACACATCCCTATAATGGCGTTTAAAAAAGGTGACAAACCTAACTCAACCTAGTACTATGTTAGGGTGTTGAAGACGATGCCTAAGATCACTAAGATTCCTTTCATCATCGAGTGCGACAATAAGGCAATGGCCCGTAACATGGAGAAGCCACCTAGTGACAGACTGAGGGTGGTAGGGCGTCATTTACCTGGAATCCGGTGTGAGACCTGTTCTGATGAGAAGTATGTCTACAAGACAGTCTTCTTCGGGGGGACCAGAGAGTACACAGACGATGAAGGCTGGCAACCTGTGACAAGAAGGAGAATGCGTTGGCGAGGCTCACAGGAGGCTGAGAGCTCTTGGACATAGACCTACAATCAAAATCAAAACATAATCTACTACAAAATCATTTTTGGTTTTATATTTTTGTATACAAATAGTAGGATGCCTAATTATACTAGTCCAGTAGCGCATGATAAAGAAACTATCAATACATTAAAGGAACTTGTTGGAACAAGAAATTTAGCTAAAGCCCTTGTTGCGTATGATTCATTCGTATCAGATAATAATTTATCTGGACTTACTGAAGCCCAAAAAATAGGTATATTTACGGATTGTATGGAAGATTCTGATGTACAGGCCTGTTATAGTACAGAAATACCAAAAGTACAAGGATCAACAGAAAGATTTAATGAACTTTTGAAAAATACCCCTATGACTCCGCGTACTCCATCCCCATCTCCAGCCCCACCACAAAATTATACGTATACAGACACTTTAAAACAAAACACGTTGAACATGTTTGGTCCTCTCCCCCAACATTCCTTAGATCGCAATCATCCAATGACCCGTGAGGAAAGAGAAACATATGATCGCAGACAAAAAGAGGCTGTAGAGTATGTTAAATCCCAAGGTGGCCCCAGGGCATCCGGTTGGTTTAGTGGAATGTTTTCAGGTGGATATAGAAAGACAAGACATCGTAAGAATCGTAGAACTAACAGGAGAAAGAATAAGAGTCGCAGGGCTTAAAGAGTTACAAGGTCAAAAGACCATCAATGACATATCTAACACATCTTCAAGATACAGCATATGCAATACAATCTGCATATACTATATCTTTGCCAAAAATTACAGTTCCTGAGTTATTTTTTGCAGTAGTCTTGAGAAGTCTGGATCCCAAAAGAGTAACAATGAATGGATTAGACAATATGTTAGACGTATTATTTAATCATCCTGATATGTTACCTCTTCTAACAGATCTGTCTTATCAAGATAGACTCAAAAACGAAACTCCCAAGGCAATACAAAAATACTGGGTCCACATAATAATTCCTGCATGGAATCATCATATACAACTTCAAGAAGTTAAAAGGAATAGTCGTCAAAACATTTCTTGCACGTCCACGCTGGAGGTGTAGAGTCGCCCTTACATATGATTTTTAATGTATCACAATTCTTACATATAATATATCTAGGAATTCTAATTCGTAGAGGTTCTCCAGGTTTAGAAGGAAGAGTAGCCTTGTTTGAACGAGGAACAGGGGGAACAGAAAGTTTTGTAGGGCATAGCCATGAATACATGCTATTAATTCAGTATAAAATTACAGTATATCAACTTTTAAGGGTAAATTTGAAGATATCATCCATTAATACTATTTAGTAATGCTCCGTTTAAAAGATCTTGATCCTCTGTATCAAACAGTAACAGAGGATGAAGGTATTCTAATAGCAAATCTGGGAGCTCTTTGTTGGCAGACTTGCAAAAAGGAATTATTTACCCATTGGTCCACGGAAGAGGAGGCTACAAAGGCCGATGGATGGAAAGAGGTAGGCAAACAGATAATGTTAGATTCTTTAAAAGGAAAATTGGAAGAAGGAATTCAGACAAAACTTCTTTTAACAGAATCTGAATATAAATTATCACAAATAAAAGAGGGCCTGGAAGGAGAAATAGAACGGCGAACCAAGGAGCGTTTAGAAACACTAAGTCTAACTCTTGAATTACAAAAAGTGGTTCCTCTCCAACAACGACTAAGTGTTCTAGAAAGCAAAGAAGAATTATTGGGATTTATGAAAAATCAGATTGACTTACAAAATGAATCCATAAAAACAAAAGAAAAGGAGCTAATAATTCTCCAGGCAACATTAGACCAATTAAAATCTACAACTAAGAGCAGTCATGCAATAGGAAAAATCGGAGAGGCCACCGTATTTAGCATGTTAGAGGAATATATTATTCCAGAGTTTCCTTTTTCTCGTGTAGAAGACAAGACAGGAGTGAGTCATGCTGCGGATTTTCACGTGTGGTTAATGCCGTGCCCCAACAAAACGGTAAAAATCTTGATTGATGCAAAAAAATACAAGACAAATGTGAAAATGTCTGAAATTCAGAAATTACATTCAGATGTGGATGCGGATTCAGAGGCAACGGGGGGCCTGATGATCTCATTAGATTCTGGAATGTGTAATTTCAAACAATTTGAGATTGGAAAATCTCCCAAGAACAAATTAATTATGTACGTAACAATGGAAAATATGGATCCAACCGAGCAAGTAAATGTATTAATTCGGGCTCTTCGAGTCTTATCTTCAATAGCAGCGGTAAATGATATAGAACAACAGCGTTCAATGTTAGAAAATATCGAAATCTTTGTTTCAGAAATTGATAAAAGCGTAAAAGACATGGATCGATGCATAACTTCACAGCAAAAAGCATTAGATTTAATGCGTGGAACCAAAGAAAAGTTATTTACACGTCTAGATACATTCAAAAATGGGACAATTTTATTAAATGTAGAAGAAGAATTAGTTTCTGAAACAATAAAATGCAAGGCAATCAAGGCGGATGGATTACGGTGTTCATATAGTCCTGTTTCAGGATATGAATACTGCAAAAGACACATGTAACCAAAAACACCGACTGTGGGGGTCGAACCCACGACTGTGAGGTCGCTACTCCGAAGAGTTAAAAGCCTCACGCTCTACCACTGAGCTAAGCCGGTTTTTAGCGGAACCTGGTTTCGATCCAGGGACTTCTGGGTTTCACCCGCAAGGGTTATGGGCCCAGCGCAATTCCTCTTTGCTATCCCGCTGCACTTACCCTACGTGGCCTGCAAGGGGTGTCACCTTTTTAAAGGGTGGGGTCAAACAGTAAAAATTGCGAGAAGCCTAAAATTGGGGTATTTTTCAATAAAAGACCGGGCTCTCTCGAGGGCAAATTGGTGATTCAGAAGAGGAAATATAGCCCCTATGTGTCATGGCTCTGAGACCTTTGAATACCAGATCGGCCCATTCCGTATCAAGAAGGGCCCATATGGGTTGTATATGTTCAAGGCATTGAAGAAGGAAAGTTTAAATAGAGGATGTGCCGGCCTGACAGAATACACCAGGAGGACATACAATAGGAATCTCAGTCTTTTCAGGACAATAATATCCCTGTGGACATATGATGGGTGGCGACACTCCACCTGTCCCAGATACGCAATAATATCCTGCAGGGCATGGTTCTTGACATGATTTAGTAGATGCCTCATTGCATACACATCCTGCATCACAATTACCACTGCATTTTGGACTAGTCAGTTTAGGTTCAGAACCATATGTTCCGCCAGGGCAAGGATACGCTTTGGCTCCACCTGAAGCAGTGGGACACCAATATCCAGGAGTACATGATAATGCCCGAGAATCGGTTTGAAAAGTCTCTGTGGAATATATATGCAGAAATCCTACAAAGAGGCATAATAATACAGCAATTCCTAATGCAACATAATTCCGTTTCATCCTTACTATTTTAAGATATTTTTATGGGCCCTTTAACATAAGTGTCGAATACGGGGATCCTTTAGTGAAATGGCGATAAAGATACATCAAAAATATCCGCAACGCGGAGGGTCTGCTTTAGTGACGTAAATGTCCGTTTTGTGACGGTAAGCTGATTTTTTGAGCACCTTCGGTGCCGGGCCTTCGGCCCGGCAATGGGGGGGTACATGGGGTCTAAATTAGTGACGTAGAAATGATGAAATTGCTACGGAATCCTATAGTAACTACTATAGGAACTTTTTTTGTGGCCTGAAATTTGGGTCTTTTTCCCGTCTTCAGTAATT